CAAAAGATACAGATGAATTTTATTTGATGGAAGTTGATAATTCAGTTGTATCGCTGGCACATACTACCTATCGCGCACATGATGTTGATGTTAAACAAATCATTTTAAGTGGGTGTCTAGATAAACCAATATACTTCATGAGATCAAAAGATTATAAATATTTCAAATATGGTACAAAAATTGAAAGTCATCAAAAAATGATACAGATATTTATGAATAGTGATTCTTATTATGATGTCATATATTCAGCCAGAAAGAATAAAATGGGTTGGGGTTGGTCAAATGCGTTTAAAAACACTCATGTGGAATACATTAAATCCAGATTTAAGAAACGTTCGAATATAGAAATTAACACTATATGTAATACGTTAAATATTAATCTATCAGATCGAAAACATTCATTGAATGATGTGGTTGTCAAAATTGACGCATTTTCCAAGGTGAAAAATGTAGATATGCGGATAACTAAAAGCCTTGATATATCTTCTAAAGATGTACGTAATTTAATTAAAAATTATTTTGTGGAGTAAGCTTTAATGGCTAAAAATAAGATTACAGAAAGTTTGTATAATGATGCTGTAAAATTGATTAATGGTGGCGTAAGTGTGCGTTCAGCTTGTGAACAGTTAAATATTCCACGAACATCATTTCGTCGTATGCTACAGTCAAAAGGCGGTGTGGAGTTGAAAAATGATATTGAATATTCAGTTTTATTAAAAAGCCAGAATGTGGTATTTATTATCAATGGGGATTTTTACCCAATTCAATATGATTCGGCTGAATATAATAATAAAAAGGATTTGATTGTTGATCTTTGCAATCGTGATACTTTTGTGCTGAATTTAGAAGAACAAGGTAGAAACGTTGATGGAAATATGAACTCTATTGTTCGAAAGATTGTTAATGAACTGAATGATTTTAAGATAAAGGATGGGCATTTCTATTACAAAGGAAATGAAGTATCACATGATTTTTTCAAGATTCTTAAAAAGGTTTCTAAAGATAAAAATAGTAATCTTTTAAAATTTGCTGATAATCTGATTCAAAATCCTGATCCGCGTATGGTAATACAGCTATATGAGTTTATTCAGCATAACGATATCGAGATTGATAAGGATGGTTATGTAATTGCATATAAAGCAGTTAACTTGGGATATCGTGATTATTACACGGGTAGATATGATAATAGTGTAGGTCAAATAGTATCTATGAATCGTGAAGAAGTTAACTCTGATCCAAATATCACTTGTTCACATGGGCTTCATGTTGGATCAATGTCTTATATTACTCAAATGTATGATGTTAGTAGTGGACGATTGGTTGTATGTCGTGTTAATCCAAAAGATTTTTGTAGTATCCCAGTTGATTACAATTATGCAAAAGCGCGGGTTTGTGAATATACTGTGATTGACGAAATTCATAATTAATTGTATAGTTACGACTAATCAAATTTAATCATATTAGTCGTAACTTATTTACGGACAGCAAAATGACTACAAATGTATCAAGAAATGAATTATTGAAAATCTGGTGTGATAAAGAGTATGGACGGGCATCAAAATTAGGAAAATTGGTGTTTTCACACCATTCCTATCCACACCTTTCTATATCAAATTATAAAAGTGGCCGGAAAATTTCTGATAAATTATGGAATACGCTTCTTGAAAAAATGGAAGAAATTGAACAAGCAGAATTAAATACTCAAGTTGATTTACATAATAAAGTTAGAAAACCTGATTTTTCACTTGCAAAAGAATCACTATCTAATGAACCTAACCATTATAACATATATGGTTGGGGTGAAAATGTTCATGAACATTCATACGATGATGTTCGTCAGCAACAGTTTAAAAGTATAACAAAACAATGGTTGATGAGAGATGAAATTGCTAAATTGCGTATGATCGACCTAGCCTATGTTGCTAATTATGTTGAAGGTGGAACTAAAGATTTGCATTCCACATATGTTTCAACGATCTTAAAGAAGGGTTTACCAGTATCTATAGATGATGAAAATAGAATTTATAAATTGATGAATCATATTGATGATTTAATCCAAAGTCGGCATACATTTTATGTTGCGGCCAGTCTTAATACAGAAGCAGCATATTATTAAATAAAGGGGAATATTCCCCTTTTTTGTGGATTAATATAATGAAGTATAAAGATTACATTCTTCTAAATGAAGATACGATTAATTCGGCTGAAGTCATTGATACAGCTTTAGAAAATGCTGGTTTAGGGTTAGCTATCGTTCGCCAGACTAAAACTAAAGATAATGATGAAACCAGTAATTATAAAATAGATGGACATACTGTTGAAGCATTTCTTTGCTATGATGAAAGCTTAAAAGATGATGGTTTTTCTGAAAAAGATGGTAATGAAAAGATATCTTCATTAGTCAAGGAATTTGAAAATCAAGGTGGTAAAGTTGATAAATCTGGATCATTATCTAAAGATGCAGTAATAATTTTTGATAATTTTGCAATCAGAGTAGTTCCATTTAAGATCAATTCTTCCGTTGATAATACTGGATTTAATCGAATTTATGCAATGATTAAAACTGAGTAATGTATATACAAATATGATTCCATTTGATAATATGTTTATATTGAATGATGATTTAAATGGAATCAGAAATATGACAAATTTATCCAATAAAGAAGTTGAAAACTTTGATCCATCGCTTGATACAGTCGCGCAAGAAGACCCATTTAAAGAATTACGTGATATGATCAAATCAACAAAAGGTAGAATTATGCAAGTAACCTTTGTTAAAAAGAATGGTGAGTTGCGTAAAATGCGTTGTCGTATTGGTGTAAAAAAGAATATTAATCCAAATGCCCGTAAATGTTTCAATGGCACAAGTAACACTACAGCACATATTCCAAAATATATAACTGTGCATGAAATGGGTGTGGGTGATCGCAAACTTAATCTTGAAACACTTAAATATATGAAATGTAGCAAGATAAAATATCAAGTGGAAGACGAAAATGGGATTTGATGATCGTAGTTTAAGGTTAGGTAATTCTCCTAAAACTAGAGTTCAGTTAAAATATCCACAATTTAAGTGTGTAAAAGTTGGTGATCATGGATATGTGATTACGGATGGAAAAAAGAATCTATGTGAAGATAATTCGGCTTATGATGCATGGAGATCAGCCGAAAGTATTTTAATTATAGAACCTGAACGTGAAAAGCGTAGATTATTAAAACTAGAAAAATAAAAAGGAACCTTTTGGTTCCTTTTTATTTACCCATTACATTATTCAGAATCTTTTTTAACATCAGAAATGCTAACTGATTGACCTGAAAGTAAACGTGCAATTAGGATAGCACCACCTAATATCGCTGTATAAACACTTTGATATTCAGCAGGTAAAAGTTGAGTTATCAATTGAAGCTGATCGGCAATACTGATCAGAACTGTTGCAATCGCCAGCCAAAAAATCTTGGATTTGTAGAATGCTTTCTTTTCCATTTTTATTCTCCCTTTAAATAAAAATACCTTTTGCACTTATATTTAGAAAATGAGCGATAAAAAACTAACTGAAGCGAAATTTAATTATGTATATATGATTACTGAAATATCTACAGGCATGAAATACATTGGTTCACGTGGTACAAATAGAGAATCACCATTACAAGACCTGATTAAATATAGAAGTTCTAGCAAAAATAAAGATTTCAAAAAACGACAGATGGAAAATCCAAACGATTATAAATATGAAATATTATCTTTACATGATACGAGATTGGAAGCATTAGTCGAAGAATCGCGATTGCATGAATATTATGATGTTAAGTGTAATCCAGATTTTTACAATGATTCAAATCAGACTCCAAATGGTTTTAGTACATTCGGAAAAGTTTGTGTACGGGATAGTGATAATAATATTTTTTTGGTTAATAAGGATGATCCTAGATATATATCAGGTGAATTGAAATTCCATTCACAAAATAAGGTTCCAGTTGTAGATACCAATGGTAATAATTTATTAGTTGATAAGGATGATCCAAGATATATATCTGGTGAACTAATTAGCGTTTTAAAAAACAAAGTCACAGTTAAAGATAGGGATGGGAATATATTTCAAACATCTCTAGATGATCCTAGATATATATCAGGTGAATTAGTTGGTCATTCTAAAGGTCGAAAAACATCTGAAAAACTTAAAAAATATATGTCTGAAAAGTTTAAGGAAGAAAATAATCCATTTTATGGGAAGAAGCACGACAAAACATCAATAACCAAAATGTCGAATCATTATTTAATAGATGACGTTTTGTATATTGGAACTGAATCTGTTGCAAAAGCATTCAATATTCATGCTGGTACGGTAATCAATCGCTGCAATTCGGAAAAGTTTGCGAATTGGAAAATCGTTCATACAAAATACAAGAATAAGTAATTGGAATATAGAAGATGAGTCAAAAAAGAGAAAGTAAAATATATCCTGAATATTACGAGTATAAATTGCCATTCGATCCTACTATTGGAATGGACGTGTTTTCAGAAATCGAAAATGCACCAGAAATCGAAGATGTAGATGAGGAATTCAAAAAGCTGAATTGCTATAATGGTGAAATCAAGATCATGAACCGTGATGTCGATTTTCCATATACTCAAGATCAATTGGATGAAATGGAAAGATGTTATGATGACATTCTTTATTTCATTGTGAATTACTGCAAGATTATCACCATGTCTGATGGTCTACAGCTATTCAAAATGTTCCAGTACCAGCGCAACACGATTAAAGTCATTCATGAAAATCGATTCAGTATTTTTAAATTCCCGCGTCAAATGGGAAAAAATCTAGCTTGGGATACACCTATATTAACCACACGTGGCTTTAAGATGATGGAAGATATTAAGGTTGGTGATTTTATATTTGGTGATGATGGGAAGCCAACTGAAGTAACATTCAAAACTGATCCAATTTATGAAAAGTGTTATAAGATCACATTTGATAATGGTGAAGAAATTATTGCTGGTGCTAATCATGACTGGAAATTCTATGATTCATCTAAAGAAAAATATGTGGTTGGAAATACTGAACATATGAATGAACGATTAAAAGTGATACATCGTCAGAAAAAAGGCATGTTTATTGATCATGCTGCATGTGTTGAATTCCCATATAACGATGTTGAGATTGACCCGTATGAACTTGGTTTATGGCTGGGTGATGGTCATAGTTGTTCTACAAAATTGACCGCATCAAAAATAGATCATGATCACTATGAATCAAATACTAATTTGATGGAATATGTAGGTCGCAAGAATAGAGGTCATGTAGGAGATCGTAAATTTAAAGACTGGGGGTTAACTGAACTCAAATTATATAATTTATATAAAAACAAACATATTCCAAATGATTATATATATAACAGCAAAGAAGTGCGTATCAAGTTGCTTCAGGGATTAATGGATACTGATGGTTCTATTGAAAAGAATGGCGTATGTCGGTTTTATCAATCAAATTTAAAAATTATTGAAGATTTCCGTTTATTGTTATCCACGCTTGGTATTAAATCGACAATGTATAGTAAACAACCAACGATGGAAAATGCCAAACTTGCTTATACAGTATGTTTTGTTTGTAATGAATTTGATGTTTGTACATTACCGCGTAAACTCGATCGCCAGTATGCAAATTCATCGCATCCAAAATCAAAACGTTTGTATATTCATTCTATTAAAGAAGTGCCTACTGAAGCGTCATATTGCATCACTGTTAATAATGAATCACACTTGTTCTTATGTGGTCGATCTTTGGTTCCAACACACAATTGTAGCACTAAGGATACAAACATCACTGTACGGATCAATGGTGAGGAATTAGACCTTACTATTGGACAACTATATGATTTGATTGAACATGAGAATGTAGTTGAATCGTATGTTCCTAATTATACATATCAAATTTTAACTGAAGATGGGTTCAAAGATTTTGATGGGATCACTACTAGGACAGTTGATGAACTTTATGAAATCATATTATCAAATGATAGTAAGATTCGTGCAACTGCTAAACATGAGATTAAATTATTTGATGGTCAATTCATCAAAATGTCTGATCTTAAAGTTGGTGATGTAGTTGGTGTTGAAGAAAAAAATATAATCACCAATATTAACGTCTATAAGGGTGAATACCGTGTTGCCGATATGATATCAGTCAAAGATACCCATAGCTTTGCTGTAAATGATTTATCAGCCATTCTAAGTAATTGTATTGATGGTGATTCATTGGTAACAATGCTGGATAATCACACAGGGAAAATTTTCCAAATACATGTAGATAAATTATTTGATTACTTATACGCAGGTGCTAAACATGACATTACTGATCAATGATGGTCTACCAATTGATATGGTAGCAATAACAAAAGAAGAAACTGAAACTAATGCCCAATATAACTTGATCATATTAGATCACTACGATATTGAGTATATGAATAAAATCTATAAAATACATGGGAAAGAAATTAAAACTGCATCATTTTATAAGCATGGTGAAATAGTTTCGTTAAATGGACAATATATTGATATCAATTTGCCAAACATATATGTTAACATAAACGGGATAACTATGTATGATTTTGTCGTTGGTGACAAAGATATTGTTTATAACTAATGAGATATGAGTATGAAAAAATCAATCGATATTAAATTCCCTGAAGATAACTACAATCTTTGGGTGATGGATTATCATCCAGAATTTATGAAACTCTTTTATAACAGCATTGATATTAATAAGGTCGCATCGATGGCAATTATCTTTGATTTTAATGATAATAATATCGATTGGTTGCCGTTACATAATGATGCATATCCAACGATCTTTATTCGGTCTGTAGATAACAAGGATCATTATCAAGAAGATGATTTAATTGTTCTGCAAATTGAAGATTATATTGAAATATAAGATTTTATTTGATTAAATTATAAGTAATGTTGTGTTTACAAATAAGGCAAATATGGTTAAACTGTATTTGCCTTATTTACACAATAAGGCTTACAATTTTATCTTCATATATGATGCTGGATTTATACTTTTCAGCAAAGGAACTTAATAATGGATGAGAGTTTATTCCCAAAGAACTTCAAAACCACCAACGCGAATCAAATGGCGTTTCTAAAAAAGGCAAGTATAGTTGATGTTTGTACAAAATATGCATCGTATGAACGCCATAAGACTACACAAGGAATGAGTCAAATCATTAAAACTTTAGAAATGTTGCTAGACCATTTAACTGAAATTGGAAAGGTACGTTGTCTTAAAAACCCAAATACTGGTTGGAATATTTACCAACCAATCAATTCTCAAAACAACCTTAATTATCAATTGAAAGGTAATGCTGCTGGTGAAGTCAAGGTGAAACCTGCTAAATTAGAGCATGTGAATGACGACAGTAAAAAACCTACTTATGATAACTTTGATCATGATATGGATTTTTCAACTTCAGATTATGAATTATCTGGTATTGATCTAGTATGTGCTATTGCTGCTAAGTTCCGTGCATTAGCTTTTTCGGCCCGTTCACGTGGAATAAAATTCGATTTATCACTAGATGATATCCAAGATATTATTTTAGCGAAAAAATGTTATTACACCAATGTAACATTTGATAATAAGGATAATCTAAAAACTGTTGATCGAATCAACAATAAAAAAGGTTATGTTAAAGGCAATGTCGTTGCATGCACTGATAAGATAAATCAGTTCAAGAATGAGATTTTAGAAAATAAAAAGAGCCGACTATTTAATGATGTCGCTGATCTTAAAAAATTTGTAGATATTCTATATGCAACAACATCAGAATCTAGTAACCCTCTTGTAGATTTAATTGTAAAAAATTAAATACTAAATAAATCACTAGATAAACTAAAGGGTAATAAAATGGCTGATGATGTTGATATTGCAACAGAGATGATGCAAGAGGTTGATGTTAGTGCAATTAGTGCTAAGTTCCTTCTACCAAGTGAAGAATTCTGTATTGATTGTGATATTGAAATTCCTCAAAAGCGCCGCGATTTAGGTGGTGTGGAACGATGTGTTCATTGTCAAGAACTGATTGAAAGAAAACGATAAAATAAAAGCCGATCATTTGATCGGCTTTTTTATATTTATTTATGTCAAATAAAATCGTTCCAGAACAGATTTCATGCTATAGCCAGTGATATATCAAATTTACTCAATATAAGATCACATAATGTGTTTTCGCATCACACTTCCAGTGAGCAATTCATTTTGTCATAAATATAAATAAAAAGGTGATCATATATGAATTATTTGCGATTAATTCCATACATCGTGATTCTTATTTTTATGGGATATATTGGTTACAAGGAATTCAATAATAATAAGAAACAATCTGAATTAAAAGATGAAATCATCGCAATGAAGACCGAATTGCATGATTACAAAAGAATGCAAAGTGAATTAGCTATAAGTATGGTTAATGAACTTAATGCCATCAACATCAAACATTATGGTGAACTAAATGACAAGATTAGCAAAATTAATGCTACTGTTGCTACCAATAACAATATTATTACCCAGTTGCGCCAAGATTCAGAAAGAACCAATAATGATTGGGATACCTATTCCGATACCACAAAAGCTGCACTCAACAGACAGATCAACGACGAGTTCAATAGAAGTGCAGAACTTCTTGTTAGAATCGCGGGAGAGAATGACCGCAATCACGAAGCAGCAGTAACATATTACAATATGTTGGTTGATTACCACAATACATCAGTGGCAAATCAAGAAAAAGTTGATAAGTTAGACAAATAAGGTTATATCTCATTCAACTATTAATTAAAGTCGTAATTATATAAAAATAATATAAAAAGTTGTTGACATCAGTTGGTATTAGTGTATACTTACCAACATAAACGATCAAATATGAATTAAAATTGAAGGTAACGTATGACAAATCAAATTTCAGTAAGCCGCGCATTATCTAAGTCAAAGTCACTTTTGGAAGAAGCGGTTACTAATTCGCGCCACGTAAAGTTTGCGTTTGTTGAAGTGTCAAATAAGACACTTGAGGGCAAGACTGTTAAGACTGAACAGGAAGCTACTAAAAAAGCATACCAATCACTTAACGACAAAGTTAATGAAGCATTCCGCCTTCGTCAAGGTATTAACTTTGTGAATGCTACTACCAAAATTGACGTTGGTAATGGTGAAATGACAATTCAAGATGCCTTGGCTTATAAGTTATACGTTATCCCAACAAAACGTTCGATCCTTGAAAAGTTGATTTTGGATCGAAATAATGCTACAACAGAATACAAACGTGCGAAAGCTACGTTTGATGCAGAACTTAATGCTTTAGAAGCTAAGTCTGATAAAGATGATGTTGCGGTTCTTATCGAACATAAGAAAAAGCAGGAACCTAAAATCCATGCTTATGATGATGAAATCGAAAAGATTCGTGCTGAAATCGAATATTTCGAATCGGAATTCGATGCTGTTATGTCAGAATTGAACCCGACTCTGAAATTTGATGTTTAACTTCGGTTAAGCATCATCCAAGGTGAACATTTTTCATAGCTGAAAAACGGTAAATCACGCCATTAGGTACGGTGTATAGTACCTAGCCATTGAATCTATAACATTATAGCTAATAAAAGCTAAAAGGTGAAAGTTCAAAGCTTAAAGATCAATTGATTAAAAGCTTAAAGGCTAAAGGCGAAAGATTAAAATTGTAGTCGTATAGAGTTTTTATTGGTTCTATCGTTCTTGACTACACAGCTATAAGGGATGTTCACCTTTTTTGTGCATACACGAAAAGTATAAAAATAAATTGCTATGACAACTACAAATGATAATATGAACAAATATAAACATATTTGAGTAAGTAGCAATGTTGGAAAAAATTAGTTTAGATGTTATTAATACGACTCTTGAATCCTTTGAAAAAATAATTTCTGAAATTGAAGGTCATTTCATTAAATCTGAGATGGCAGGTGGAGAATATCTTGAAGACTTGTTGGTTATAACAATCGATTACCGTAAAGATGTTATTAACTTCTTGCGATCTCTATACGTTATTCAACAAAGCTTTGAGTATGGAGGTATTTTGGATGATTGTATCGTCGATGTTGAAGATAAAATTATATATTTGGATAGTATTATTGAAAAATATAGCCCCCAAACACATACTGTAGTCACGGGCGATTTTGTGGAATTTGAAACAAATATATATTCGTAAATACTGATATAGTAATAGGAATCATACAATGTCATTCAAAGATTTTTTAAATGAACAAATTGAATTTGTCGAAGTTGAACCAGAACAGTTAATAACTTTACGTCAAGAAGTTGATAAAAATGAAGTTACACAACATGTTATTAAATCATATATAGATAAGCAAAAATTACCGACTAAAATTGTAGATAATGACTTTTATGTGGAATCTATTGGTTTAGATACCAATGATAATGTGATTGTAAAAACATCTTTTGTCGCTGAAGTAACAGAAGATGATGGATTGGTTTACTTTAAACAAGTTAAGTTTCAATACAATGTTGAAAAGGGAGATGTATTTCAAATTGTAGAAAATGACCGATTGCGTAGCGATGACTGGAAGGTGATTCAAGGTGAAATCTTGAAAACTTCTAAAAAGATTTAATAGAATGGGGAATCAAATGATTCCCTTTTTATCAGTATATTGATCTTTTGTTTCGATTATAACTTTCTACAAAACTTTTTAATGACTTATGCTGCATTGATGCATCAGCTTTATACAGTGCATTAATATCAATCCCTTCATGCTTGCGACCTTCAGCGCGTGAAATAGCCATTTCTACCATAAATCGTGTTATTTTAGTGTTTTTCCACTCTAAAACTTCTTGATTTGACATAATAAATTCCTTATTGCTCATTTGCATATCTGGTAGGGATAATGTATCATGTATACACAAATTGGTCAAATTGGTTCATATATGATTATTCAAAGTGTTAAGGGTGATCTGATTAAAGCATTCAAAAATGGAATGGTAGATATACTGATTCATGGTTGCAACTGCTTTAATAATCACGGTAAGGGGATTGCATTAAGTATCAAAAATCAATATCCAGAAGCATCTATTGTAGATTCACGCACAATTAAAGGTGATAAAAATAAGCTGGGTAACTATACTGTAGCTAAAACCGAAAATGGCAGCATTATTAATGCATATACCCAATACAACTATGGGTATGGTAAACGTAATGCTGATTATGATGCAATTAGAAATGTGTTTCTGAATTTGAATAATGCTTATAAAGACCAAGGATTGATATTTGGTATTCCAAGTGTGGGGCGGGGCTTGCAGGTGGTGACTGGAAACAAATCGAAAAAATCATCAACGAATCCACACCAGACATTAAGATTATTCATTTTTATCTTTAGGAATTATTATGAGCGAAGTATATGTATTATTGGCGCGTTGTGGTGAATGGTATGCGCCAAATGAATATCAGAAGTCATTTGCTACTGCTAAAGAAGTGAAAAAGTACATTCAATCCGTGTATGGAAAGGGTGAATTCATTTATAAAGCTGATAATGAGGATTATGAATTCAAGCGCAATCCGAAATTGGAGTGTTATACAAGAACTCCTATCCGTCGAAAGGATGATAATAAATACTATTCACTCATGATTCACAAGGATGAAATCTAATGGATTGGGATGAAATAGCAAGACACTCAAGACTTCAATATTTTAAAAGAAATGTTGAAATTTATGACAAATGGAACCTGTTTGAAAAAATATCAATCTCATTAAATTTCGATATTACAGATTATGATGAAAGTGAACATGTGGATAGGTTAATCCTTGAACTAATTCATCAATATCTAATCGCAAAACATAATGTGAATAATCTGGATATGGCCGCAAAAATTCATCATCAATTATATTGTCGTTTGAATATGATTGGATCATATATTTATTTTACAACAATGAAAAGAACTTATTTTGTTGGTGATAAAACCTTTCCTGTCAATCCTGATATTCTATATTATAATTTATTAGATGATGTTCAACATATCCCACTTAATACAGAAGACGCATTGCTTGTTGGGGATATCAAACAATACGCACATGGTGATTATTTGATTCAAAGAAATAAACAAATGATTATTGTTAATTATACTGGTGATAAAGCTGTGTTTGGTGAATCCAAGCATGCTTTATTATTAATGGCTACAGGTGAATGGACGTTAGGTATTATATGAAACATAAAATTGCAATTGGTAGAAATCATAGCGGCTTTATTCTGAATGAAAGTATTAAAAAATACTTGTTAGAAGAATATGGGATATATGAATACTGGATGTTAGAACGTCATGATCGACGTTTAATTGAAGCGATTGAACGGGAGTTTGAAGCTGGAAGAAATCCACATCTGCATGAATGGGGCCGAATCAAACTCAAAGAAATCAATCACACTGAATATTACATTAGCGACTATGATGCTTCTGAAAGTGTAGTCACACCAGATAAAATCACATGGATTAAAATCGAATGAAATATGAAACTCGATACAAATACCTTTTAAGGGCGGTTAAAGCTGGGGTGAAAGTTTATTATAAAAATTCATCTGGTTTTCTATATGAAGAAAATGACAAATTATATGCTGAATGGTGTGATGATAAACGGATTCTGATTGATGAATGGAATATCAAATACGCATCAATAGAAATGTTTTTTGGTGGTAATCTTCACATATATCGTATTGAAGATGACAAATATAAGTTGATCAAAGTTTATACTAAATGGTTCCGCAACGATAGTGAAATCAATAAACGTATTGAACAGTCAAAAGTAAAGTTTGGGGAAGATATCATTGCGATGCAGTTAGCTACTCAAAAAGATGTATCCCTTGATGGTTTACCGTACACAGGATAATAATATGATCACTTTAGAACAAATCATAAAAAAATCTGAAGACATTGCACAATATCCAATATTTCGGGATAGTGAGTTAATATCACATATTTATAAAACATATCTAAAAGGATATGAACCACTTACATATGATGGTATTTTTAAAGAAATCACAGTGGCAAATGTATCACATTATGGACGTAGACCAACAGATGGAAGCACCAGTATATACAGCGTTATTCGATTTAAAGGCGAAGTATGTGCTTTGCTTTCCACTCACTGGCGCGATTATGATAAATGGGATTCAATTTCTATTCGTTATCATATTATTAATGATGACGTATTTGATAATATGATTTTACACGTTCGTAAACATTCTACTTTGCATGATGTTGATGATTGTATAGTTGATGCTAATGATTCGATATTTAAAGATTTATATGAATCTGAAGATGTTGGTGTCTACTATATTAATGGTAAACGAATTTGACGCAATATGTTTGAAATGATATATTGCGTATATATTAAAACTTTGATGGAAGTTAATAATGACAAAAGTAGTTCTTGCGCAAGGTCTTTACAACGTAACTCTAGATGTTCAAATCCAGCTTGAAGAAAATTATGGCATATCAAATATCGATTATATGCTGGAACTACCGCGCCATGATCCACGTTTGGTAGAATGTGTGGAAGATTACATAAATCGTTATCCAGACCAAGATTTTTATGAAATCGTTACGATTGATAGTAATCGATATATCATTCATGAAGATGATTTTGGGGATACGATCTATACAGACAATTCCCCAAAATGGGTTAGTATCTAAAAAAGAAGCCTGTTTTATAACAGGCTTTCATCTTTTTTCTTATCGAAGAATTCTTTCAACTTCAGTCGAGTTTCTTCACGTGTCCATTCTGGATCAATAGACAATCCTGAATTTGGGTTTGCTTTATCATAGGCCCGTTGTAGTTCAATAAGTTCAGCAATCAATGGCTTTTCGGCTACTTTCTTATACTGCATGAAATAGAACAGGTTCCCATTTTCACATTTAGGATCGCTACTTTTGTGAATCTGGAAATTATCAGGGATTTCGTAGAATGCATTACCTTCAACATTCTTTTCAACATATGTGACTAAAAGTTTATCAACATATGGGAATGTTTGACGATATATTTCAGCACCGCCAATCACATAACATTTAGCTTCAGTTAAAGTTTTTGCTAATGCGATGGCTGATTCAACATCACTGACGTATTTTACTATGCCAGTATCTTCAAACTGTTGTCTGGTGATAACGATGAAGTTTCTATTTTTTAAGTGTTTGATTGTATCGTATGTTTTGCGGCCAACAATGCACCAATGATTTAGCGTTGTTTCTTTGAAGAACTTCAAATCACTTGGGATAGACCAAGGTAATTTATCATCATTGCCGATTACACCATTTGTTGATACAGCAACAATATGTACAAATTTTATCATTGTTGGGTTTCTCAATTATGATTAAATAAGATCAGAATTATAATTATATTTAGGAACATGTACAATGAAATTTGCAGATTTCTTATTGATTGAAAAGAAAGAATATCACATGTCGCATCGACCAGAAGATACGGGAATTAATGCCAGTGATATCACAAATGATGATAGCTACCATCCATCTATGCCAGACGATTTTTATGATAATCCTGAAGCCTATTTCCATGATTTAACGGATGATTCATACAAAGAGTCAGCTAAGGTGCTTATGAAGCTAAAAGACGATAGAAGCGCAATGGTGACGATATACAGGGCATCAGTGAAGGATGAATTCAATGATGGTGACTGGGTAACTTTATCAAAGAAGTTTGCACAAGAATTTGCACAGAATAAGCCAGAACTGAAAGTATTCAGTAAAAATGTTCCAGTCAGACATGTAATTTGGACAGGGGAATCAATCAATGAATTTGGATATTATCCAAAAGGAAAATCAAAATGAAATTTAAAGACTTCATCAATGAAGCACCGATGATGGTAAATGATCGAGTCAAGAAAACTAATGATACTGATAAGTGGGCTGCTGAAATTAGACAACAAGCAATTGAATCTATCATGGATGAAGAATCAGGTAAAATAAATGATTTTGATTATGAATCCAAGTTTAAATATGTTGATGAATTCACATCAAGTGGATTCAAATTTGAACAATTTTCATTATATGGATATGGCAAGATTTATATTGTCACTAAAGGTGATAATTTATCATGTGTAGTGAAGTATGATCATCATCAAAAAGATTATTTTACTGTTGAAGTAATTGCAAAACATAAAGCTTCAAGTGAAGATATTAAAGAAATAATATACACACTTGCGAAAAAACTGGATCGGATTGGGTTATTATCAGGAACTCATCAAACATCTGGTGGGCGTTCTATGTGGCGTAACTTAATTAAAGATGCAGAATCTAAAAAATTAAAATTTGGATATTACGATGGATCGAAATACATTACATGGGAAGATACAGCCGCCAAATTTATAAAATATGCTGATGATGAATTATACGATACTGATGAAAAAAGAGATCGGACTAAAATGAAATTTAGATTATTTGTCAAGTTTTAATTTGTATATACAAACTGTATGTGATACAATACTATTATTGACTACGATGGTGGTATAACTCATGAAAACAGTTTGTATATATACTTCAAAATCACATTTCGATGATATTGCTGATCAATTCAAATCTGAAGATATTATATTATTTCCTGAATTTGGTTTAACGTTTGAAGAAATTCGAAATATACCACGCATCGAAAATAAAGTGGTAGTCACTACACACCCTACAGTATGTACCAATTATAAAGTTGGGGAATTATACACTGTAGTAAATGGTGAATTAAACAAAGTATATGACAATTTATATGGCGCATCATTTGATATTGCATGCAAAAAACTTGATTATTCAACCAAATGCTCATTAAGTAACCATATTATTGAGGAAATCCGTGCTAACATCGCCATCAGTGATGAAGCTGGATTGGAATTCCTTGAAACGCTTTCAGACTCACCAGAAAGAGCTTATCTAAAAGTTAAATTATCTAACGAAAAGTAATCTGTAATAATGGTATATGGATATGAAAAAGCATCACATGATTCAAAATATTCAAGAAAACTTAATATATAATTCCATAAAAGATAAACATAGTATTGTACAATTGGATTATAGGTGTGAAATTAATACGGTAGGTATAATCCAGTTTATTAATGAAGATCAGGATATAATCAAATACTTTGTACTATGTGGTTCTGAATGGGTTGAACATCAAAATAATATTCTTAACTACTTTGATAAATCCGTTGGGGTTTATGATAGAGAATTAGTAATTAATGTATTGAAAACTCATGGATATGATGACCGCAATTCTAGGTTTATTAAATTATATGCAGTATATCCTACAATTGCATCCATTATATTTGGAACGATTATTGTATTTGGTAATGGTTTGAATTTACCAGCCTTTATGTCAATACAATATTGATATATCTATTCATTATATTATTTACTATTGCATATGTATGGTTTTATGATAAAAAAGGAGAGGTGACTATATGAATATTTTGATTCGATTTGATAACTGTACTGTGCCTTTGGGTATGATCAATAAGGATAATGTATATTCCATACCTGATATTTTTATTGTAGAGATTGATGGTATTGATGATGATGAAATACCCAATAGCATCGGATATGCCAAAAAGAAGGATGATAAATATATTGATATGGAGTGTTATTTTGGGGATGGTTCAAAAGAAATTGTAGAATCCACAATCAATGTCATTAATAATTTACTTTAAATTAAAACCCTGATTAAAAAGCCGATCAAATGATCGGCTTTTTGTTGCTTACATATCAGAAATTGGAAAACGACGTTTATATTCTTCTGGTGTCAGAATAATCACACGCGCATCCTGATTGATATCATTTTCTTTCAGGTAGCGTTCCAGCAATGGAAAATGTTTAGCCATAGATTTCAATTGGCGTTCACTGTTATTGTATGATTCACTGACATAAATCAATTCATTGCCCCCAACAACTTTTAGGTCTTCATATGGAATACCAATGATGTGTGAAATGGCCTTTGGAATTCTAGATCGATATTGTTCTTTATGAATATCTTCCAGAAGTTCAATTTCTTCTTTCTTTTTACGGATTACTCTCTTCATCCCCATATCATAGAATGCATTGATATATGGTATATCCAATTCATCTAGATAGATGCGATCATCAGCCGCATTCACCACTACAAAGCGTCTATCATACAATTCTGAATCGTGGTTCTGTTGAATAGTCAAATTGTTAGCACAGAACCTAGTATAGATACTATTGCGTACAGCAACGATGAAGTTAAGATTTAACTTGGTGATTAGTTCATATAAGATTTGATCTTCAGTCATTACTTTCTCATTGTATTGGCATTCAATTGAATGCGATCATATCACAACAAATATGTTTTATCAAATTTCAGACACAACTTCAGTCCATTACATCTGTGATCAGACCAATAATATTTTTGATGATTTCTGTTGAAATTGGGATATATTTACTTTTATATCTCTATCATCTATATATTTTTGATTTGTAATGAATGAATTTTATCTATCATTCATATTCACAGCAGACCTAACAATGTCTACATCACCATTTCTGGCTTGTTGCATGGATACTCCAAACGGTTCATGACCGTTGCTTCCTTTGCCATAGGAAGTACATCTTCCAACATTTAACACGGCTGTTGGACAAGCGAATAAAGAACCACTTCTTCATTCTCATAGACTACGGTTAGTATGGCAAATTGAATAAAACAGTTTCAGATACGGGATAGTTTTATTCAATTCCGATTACACTATACAACATGCAATCGATTCGTCTATGTTGGTGATCACCGCAACCTAACTTAATAGGGATCACATCACGATTTTTCAGGACTGGAAATTGATCGCACTTTATTTTTTCGTATCGCTGGTATTATCAACCAACATTCTCATACCTATATATCAGCGTCCAGCATGAGTAGGACTATATATGCACAATACTGGTGTCATACACATATGATAATTGATTACGGACATAACTATATAATATATATTTATGTTCATTGCAATAGGGTGTTTTCACAGTTGATCAAATGAACATCGAATATTATCAAATTTGTATAAATAAAAAGACAAAAAGCGAAATCTACTGCAATAGATAACGCTTTTCTAAACACAATAACTTTACAGGAATAGTTATCATGTCTAATACTATTTATACAAAAAATAATTATGTTTATTTAATCACTGAAATTTCAACTGGAATGAAGTACATTGGAGTACGTTCATGCTCATGTGATCCGAAGGATGATATCGGTATAAAATATTTCAGTTCATCATCAAATAAACAGTTTTTGGCTCGTCAGAAAGCGAATCCAAATGATTATAAGTATGAAGTTTTATCAATATTTGATACTAGAAAAGATGCTAATCAAGAAGAAACACGGCTTCTTGAACTATATGAAGTGGAACACAATTCGTTTTTTTATAATAAAACAATATCAACTGCGAAAATACATTGTGTAGCTGGAACTGTGACTGCAATTGATAAGAATGGGAATATTGAACAAGTTTCTGTAGATGATCCAAGGTATGTTTCTGGTGAATTGGTTCATGCAATGAAGGCCAAAGTATGTGTTCGTGATAAAGATGGTAATATGTTCACTGTGTTTAAGAATGATCCTAGATATATATCAGGGGAGTTAGTACACCATAATAAGGGTAAAGTTCGGGTTAAGGATAAAGAAGGTGTTGTTCATCATGTGGATGTGAATGATCCGCGATATATTAGTGGTGAATTTGTATATGTTAGTAGTAATAAAAAAGGATATAAACATGAATCTATGAAAAACAAAGTTGTGGTTTGTGATTCATTGGGTAATAGGTTGGTAGTATCTAAAGATGATCCGAGATATGTTTCTGGCGAATTCAAACATATTAAATGTGGCAAAGTGGTAGTGAAAGATAGTGAAGGAAATAGATTTACTATAGATAAGAATGATCCTAGATATATTAGCGATGAATTAAAAAATGTAAATTATGGTGATGGATTTTATAAGGGTAAAGTCGCTGTGAAGGATATGTATGGAAACACATATACAGTTGCTAAAGATGATCCACGCTACATATCTGGTGAGTTAATTGGGGTAAATGGTGTTTGGTATAGCATAGATGGTGAGTGTATTGGTTTAAAACACGCAATGGAAAAATATGGAATTAGTAAGCGTCAGGTGAATTCGAGATGTGATTCTAAATCAGAAGAATGGAAACATTGGTTTCGTGTCAATCAACAAATATGAATATATTTGTTTTACAATTAGATTTAGTTGATATATGATACACGTTAATATATTTAACGCAAAGAAAAACAGGGGGTTTTATGAAATTTACACCTTATAAGAAGTTCATGGAATTAAGCATGGATAGTCGGGTATTTGTAGTATTCATTGGATTGTTTTTGTGTCTACTATGGACGGCCATTTGTAACCTTATGAATGTGGTTTTAATTGACGGATCAAAGTCTAAAGTCACTGATGTGGATACTATCACTAAAGAATATGTGATCGATGGTAAAACCTATAAGCTGGAACAAAAAGTTAAGTTGGTTGATGGTAAATTAAGTGTTGTCACTGAAGGGGATCAATAATGAAAGCGATCAGTATTTCTAAAGAAAGTAAGTTGTACCGTTTTTTTAATTTTCTAGCATTTAGTGAATATTATTCATTCATTCATATCGATTATAGGACTGGATCAGTCAATAGTTTTAATGATGTGTGTACTTTCATCAGTCACTCTATTAAAATTTTGCTTTGGTCAGCCTTCTATTGTTTGGCTATATTAACATTATTACTCGTCGTCTTCGGTTTAATATTCCTAGTGGGGATGTCAGTGTATGAGGGGATTATAGGGCCAATCCAAGGTAATTTCACATACCATACTTCATGTATAGTAGTATATCCTCTAATATTTTGGATTATTACTAATTGTGTTCATAAGTTTGAAGTGTATTCAGATGATCATGAAGAATCAATGTTTGGTAAATTTAAAGAAATCGTTTCAGCGCGATCAAGTAATTTATGTGTAAAGATTGATGTTATTGAATCAAAATCAGATTCTTTTAAAAAGGAGTGATTTGTGTCTGATAATTTTGAAAAATTTATGACATCGGCCAATGAAGGATTAGATGCTGAAATCAGAAGAATTCAAAAGAAAAATTCTTCTGATAGCATGATCTATAGCTATATTCTAACAAATAAGAATAAGCTTAGATCAATGGCAGCAACAATGGATTTGAATAGTCGTCAATATAAGATGGTTAACTATATTGAGGATCACTTAGAACATTCTGGTGTAGTTTCATATAATAAAAGTACAATCCGTAAGGGCCTGAATAAGATTGGAATTGTTGCGTGTGAGAGGATAGGTTGGTATGCGGGTATTATATATACAATTATATCAATATCCATTTGCACGTTTGTTTTTTTTATTAATAGTATCGACTCACTTACACTATATATTTTATCAGCGTGGATATCATTAGCATTTTCTTCTATAGGTGGATTGTTTACTGCAATGGCACTTGAATCTACTAATTTTAGATATTTTAGGGTTAAGAAATATGACCTTTAGTGAAGTTAGGGAAAGGGCCATGTCTATTAAGACATTTGGCCTTGGTTTTATCCAGATAAAACTTTCCAATAGCAGTTGTATAAATGTCTATCTGGATAATATAATCAAATTTGATGATGCGGAAGCACCACATTCACATCAAAGAAGTTTTATTTCTACAATATTATATGGTAATTTGACTGAATACATATATGATGTTAAAGTTGTAAATGATGGGGTGTCTGCTTATTGTGGTTGTGGGAATACTGATAATTCAATTTCCCAGCGTTTTAGATATGTATTATCTGAAATGCATTCATACGATAAAGGTGACTCATATCATCGACATAAAGATGATTTTCATAGTGTAAGTGCCACTCATGGTACTATCACACTCATTAATAAAGATATGTCTGATATTCACGATGCAATTGTGATTTCTGAATTCAAAGACCAGAAATCATCTAATAGTTATAATGAAACAGATTTATGGAATATGGTTGAATCAGCATTTTTTAATATTGAGATGGTTTTTTATGGATGATCAAAAAACATTGAATAAATATAACTCTTTGGTTAGTTCTGTAAAATATCAAGCTTCTAGATCGGATGAAGCAGATCAAGAGTTTAAAAACAATACCACGATCGCGATAATGTATGTGAAAGCTAATATTGATGATATTAAATCATACAGTAGAAAATTTATGAAAATTGAACGATGTAGCTCGATCATGGCAACTATTCATTCGAATATTGGGGTATTTGATAAGACGCTGGTGTATAAAGAATTGCGCAAGCATGGAATAATCGATTTCTTTGATATTCTCCTTATCATATGTACTATATATATATGGATAGTGTTTATCATGACATATATAAATGCGGTTAATGTTCCTTCAAATTTATATATATATTGTATCATTACAAATATATTTTTTATTATTCTGATGAAGTTCTCCCGATATTTTCACAATTGTTGATCTTAGTGGAATTAAATTATGAACGATTTGTTTAAGTATTACAATGATCTTAAAGACGAACGAGAAAAAATAGATGAAATTATAAAAAGCAATACACATCAAATTATAGCATTGTTTGAAAATAATCTTGATGATATTATCTATGAAAGTAGCTTATATAATAGTGATAATAAAGCGCGATTATATGAATATATTATAAGAACTATAGAAAAAGTATATTCGGATAACTATAACAAGAAGGTTGTTCGTAATTACTTGATTCGAAAGATGATTATTCCGCGTGTATATAAGAAACGGATACATGTCATTTTGACATTTATACTATTGGTTTCATTTACACCATACTTTTATTCAATCTGCTTTGGACTGGCTTTATTATACAGTGTATGTATATTAATGATATTTCCACTATTCGCATATCTTTATCTAAAAGAGTAATTTCAAATGTCATTAAATGAAAAATTTAATTTAGTTAAATCAGAAATGGAAATCAAAAATACAAAATATCTTGCTAATAGTGAAGCTGCTTTGATGTTTGTATTGAATCATTTTGATACTTTGCGAACCTATCAAAAGTACCGCACTCGAAGCCAATTCCGCCGTCATGTGATTGATTTACTAGATAAGGAATATGGGAAGGGTAACTATTCAAATAAAGATGTATTGAAGGTAATGGATAAGAATTTATATTTCTCATCACCTTTCTATTTTTTCGCATCATTATTTTTTATGGGTATTGCAGATGTGTGTTTAAATTATATGGTTGATAGTCATTATATGTTGATTTTTAATTTTATAATCATTGTGGTGGGGACATTATTCTTAACAGTCATTCTAGATATGTGGAAGATGAAAGGATAAAAAGGAACCTTTTGGTTCCTTTTTTTAACAGATGATGAATTTCACATTGGGATATATGTTATATATGAATTTAATCATGTCGTATACCATAACATTATATTTGAATAATCCAAATTGACCGATATCTATCCACACAATACCATCAACTCTTTTACCACGAATCGATTGAGGAAATTCAAATTTAAGATTCTGTGGAAGATCAATTTCTAATTTTTCAGCCAATTCAGTTATTAGTTTTTCATTACTGCTAGGTATTGCCTGTAAGTATATATAATTTATACTTTTGCTATTTGACAATTTACCCAAATCTTTCAACCTAAGATTAAATTCTTTAACCATACTGTAATTGAATGACACATATAAATCATGCGCTGGATCAAATAGTTCAGCAATTGCTGATGTAGCACCTGTTTGTCGTGGGGTAATATCACATATAGTGATTTGTTCCTGTAACCATGCCATAGGGCTATAATATGATTTATATTTTTCTTCAACAGTATTCAGGTGATCAAGACACGCCTGTAATCTTTCTTTTTTGTTAATCATTTTAATTCACTCTACAATAGTAAATAGCACATCGTTGACCATTTCAACTTCGCATAAATATATTTATAAAGAATAAAAATGATGGTATTGCGATGTCCCGAAATCCTAAAGTTATGTCGAGCGAAGATTTTGATGCGCCACAACTCTATGGTGATAAATATGGCTATCTGAATAATCTATTCCGAAAATGTCTGGTTGAGGGATATAATCAGCGGTTAGATTTAACTTCATATCAGGTCATTGGGGATCGTGAAGTGGAATTCACATTCGCTTCAGAACACAAGTATAATAAAGATCAAGTTATTAAGATTTCTGACGTAAATAGTGATGCTTTGCATGCCGAATGTCTGGTTATTTCTACTACATCAACATCAATTGTATGTCGTTATTACACAGATTTATATATGGCTATTAATACATCCCAAAATAACTTATCTGGTAAAACTATTGTCGCACCATTGGGTTTTCGTGAAAAGTTTAGAAATGAAGCTGGTGATAAAAGTGCTTATGTGATTGATCAGGATAAAGAAGAATGTTTCTTTGTGGTGGATGATATAACCCCGACAGGTTGGCAATCTTTGGTAACATCTGCTACTATCCCACCATATATTTGTCCAATTGTATATATGACAGATGGTATGTCAGATATTAATACTGAAACTGGAAAACTTATTGCCCCATACGATGCAGATAATCCAAATAAATATAAAACAGAGTGGGTGTATAATTCATCTTATCCTAGAAAGGGTATTCAACATTTTGTTTCGTATACTGGGTTGGATACCAATGGTTATAATTCTAAATCTAGTGTAACTAACAATAAAAACCCTGCAAAATGGAAGATCATAGGAAATGGTAGATTCTTTTGGTACATCTATTATAATAAGACTAATAATTCAAATTATATAACTAAAATGATTCATGGCTTTGGAAAGTTTGAATCTACACGGAATAATCTTAATTATCTATTATTTGCAAAATCTACAGGTGGATGGAATGGAGCGTTATATGATAATCCGTATGCATTTCATCCCTATGGTGTAGACTCTATAAGTAACAATAAATCTTCATATCAGAGTCTTTATCCATCTTTAGTAATCCTTGAGAAGCAAGATAAAAAGGGAATTTACAACCCAAATATATCTGTGGGTAATTCGGTTGGATCAGTATCACCTAACAGTTCAGTGTTCATTAGTGGCTATATAAATAATTCATATGATTTAAACGGAAAGATACAATTTAATAATTTTACTATATTGGAAGATTCAACAAGTATTGGATTTTTACCATCAGTGAAGTGGATGAATCAAAGAACGAAATTCATTCGAGATAAAATTATTGAATTGAAAAATAATAGTTCTAAAAAAAGATATATGATAATAGATCATAATGCATGTAAGAATAGTGGTGGTGAAACAGCACTATTTACATACGCCTTTAGCTTAGAATACGAAGATTGGAAAAATTATGACTAATAAAATAAATGCAACTGATATTAGTTTATATATCACATCAGATCAGAATACTTTTCAGGGAATTAATTCACCTACAAATGCAGCTACACTATCATTGAAATCTACGTTAGATTTGTACAAATCTAATAATGATTATTATGTTATATCTGGTTTTAAATCTGTAGATATACAAGGCGCTTATTATATAGATATGGATGGTAAAAATAAAGTATTGAGGACGAATTCTAAATTAAAATATCGTTCAGGTAATACCATTCAAATCGAATTAGATTTCATACCAAGATCAGCAAAAAGAAATGTGCTGTACACAATCACATCTAATGATTCAAATATCAATTCATCTGTGTTTAAATTGGAAACTAAGTTATCTGGATTCATTATATCTTTTGGGGGATATAGATTTGAATGTGATTATGTATATACTGTCAATAGCAAATACAACTTACTTCTAACTTTGAATTCTGAAGGGTTACTCCTTAATATAAATGGGGAACAAATTTCAAAATTTGATTTAGCAGCAGTAGTGAAAGCTTTTGTGTTAATTCCATCTGGTGATTATTATCATATTCTTGGTCATGAGATATTAACCAATTCTACATCTACCCCAAATGTAGGGTTGGATGGTTATATGACTAATATAATATCTTCAACAGAAGGTATGTATCAGCATAGAGAACATAAGGATTATACTACTAATAATTATAATAAACTGCTTGATTTTAATTTCTCTAACAAGGGTGTAGTGAATAACATTATATATTCTAACTTTGATGTAGTTAATAAACTGAATGTGAATGTGAATTATACTAAGTCTGGATCAGATTTTAAAATCGATGCTATTGATCCAATTAATATTAATGGGTCAACGTATGATATTAATTATACTATTAACCTTGATAAGTCATTTGACAATGCACTGTTGTTTAAGAATGGTGAATATGAAATCAGAGTTAGTTTAGAAACAGTACCACCCCCTGTCGATATATATAGTGATTATCTTACAACATCATTGGATTTTGAAAATGGGCTTATTGATAAAATAGAAACTACTACATGGAAAACTGTTGGTACAGCAGCACTGACTACTAATAAAATATTTGATGAATATAGTTTTGAAACTAAATCATTAACGGATGTATTATATACTGAAAGTCGTGTCATTACTGGTGGTAGTACACCATACACTATTGAATTTTACGCTTTGTTAATTGATCAAGCTGGATATGCTGATGCTAATATTAGACTTCTTCCACTTTATAGTAAAAATAATAACGCGGGATCGGGAGATCAGTTTTTATCTGTCAATATGGTAATTGGTAATAAACTTCATTATGAAAGACAACTGTATGGTGGGGGTGTTATTAATGATACTACATCTAATGTAGGTTCTAAAAATATAGGATTAAATGAGATTCACAAATACACCATTGCATATGATGGGAATGCTATACGTATATTTATTGATGATAAATTAGATATGGTATTGTGTACTGATAATGGATTTATTTGGAATAATTCTGAACCTTTTAAATTTTTATATAGTGTAGTACCTTCATATTCTCAATATCAAATACAAACCAAAGGCATCATCGATAATATTAAAATATACGATGGTGTTGCAACTAAGGTTAGAAATGCTGATCCATATGAAGAATATTTAAGTGTTGATCTATCATTTGATGCAAATAAATATCAAACTAAACTTATTGATAATGGTAAATCAAAAGCAAACTGGATTGTAACTGGTACATATACTAATACAACAGAATTAGTCTTTTTAAAGAATAATAATGTTTTTCAATCTGGTTATTCATATTTAAAAAAAGAACCAACTGAATCAAACGTTCTACTTAAATCTACTAATGCTGATTTGAATTTGGGTCTGGATGATTGGACATTATCATTCGAATTCATAAAGCTTGTAGATACACTATATTGTACTCTAATTGGTAGTGCGGTTAATAATCCTTCTGAACAAAAAGATATACTTTGGTACTTTTCAGTTATGGGGAGTCAATATACATCTATTCCTCTGCTGGCAAATAAACTATCATTTTTTAATGAAGGTGATTTAGGGTATAAACTCGAAAATAAACTTTTGACTGGGCTTGATTACAATGAAAATATTTTAATATCCAAAACCACAATAGAACTAAATAAACCTTATAAAGTGGATGTGGTAAGCAATGGTGGTTACTTATATCTGTTTATTAATAATAAGCTTGATAATAAGGCTAAATATACTAAACCTATTAATTTGTCACCTGAAGGCGTTGGGACGGTTATTGGGGGGTTGTCTTATTATTATGCTGCTGGATTATGGGGATATATTAACTATTTTAAGGCTTATAAAGGTGTTAGTATTTTTCCAAAAGATACAATAGGTATCATTGAACTTGATTTTAATAATAATTTACAAGATAAAAATAGGAATTCAGTGTGGGAAACTTCTACAGCTACCTATGATCAAGCAAATTCAGTAGATGGATATGCAGCCTTTTTTAATGGAGAAACTACTATATCAACCAATTCACCAAACTTGAATTTTGGGAATGGTAATTTCTCTATGGAATATGATATAAATTTATCGGATGTATCATCTGGTTCAAGATATTCTTTAACGAATAATGTCTATTATGGGGATATATCTGCAATATGGATGGTGGCTAGTAATCATCTAGGATTTGATTATTCTAATAGACCAACCAACCCATCTACAACGAATTTAGATAATATTGTCGCAAATACGTATTATAATAGAAAAATTATCAGAAAGAATTCAAATTTATTTTTGAAGTATAATGATGTTTTAATGTGTGTACATAATCTAACTAATCAAACATTCAATTTTGTTGCTGGTGATAAGATGTGTCTAGGTAGGGCCGATAGCTTTGGGATTGGCACATCTATGGTTGGCTATATAGACAATTTTAAATCAATTAAAGATGATATTGCAGTAGATATGAATGTGGATAATAGTGAGGGTGATGAAGGGATATGGATTCAAGCTGTTGCAGCATATGATTCTACTACATCAGGTAAATATGACTTCACTAATACATCGGCTACTACTTATAATGATTATTATAAAAATACTATTGGTTTTGGCGCATTGATTTACAGTGCAACCATTGGTTCTAATGGATATGTAGAAGCCAGAAAAGGATCAGAACCAATTATAATTAACCGAAGCGTTTTAAATAAACAGTTTAAAGTTTCTGCTTCTAATGGTTGTTATGACGGATCAGATATCCTTGTGACGATTGAAATTTTAAATTCTAATAATAATGTAATCGCTGCCCTGAAATGGGTTAGAGAGCTTACATACTCACATTATATTTACTATGGAACAAACTTATCTAGTTTAACAAGAGCGCCTATTATTGGTAGTTATCCCGCATCATATGGCGATTTATACTTCAAGGAAGATAAAATTGAATATGTAAGTGATCCAACACGCACAAATAATGTAAATGGTAGCTTTGTATTCAATGTTGATTTATCAGATGCAAAATCAATTCGAGTATCAAATTTATATGCTACAGAAAACTACTCATCATGTAGTTCAGCCTTTATTTTAGAAAAGGTGAGTAAAAAAGTATATTTGTCACATGTGAACTTTGAAATTGATCGGCCAGCAGTACATTTACCATTACAGTCAAACACCAGTAATCTTGGTTTTACTCCATTGGTTGTTAATAGTGTGGGTAATCCATCTTATGCAGAAATTGAATCTAAAAAGTGCATTAAGTTTGAAAACGGAAAATACTTGACGATTAATAGTAATAATATTTTTAATCTTGGCGCAAATAGTGATTTCTATATAGAATTTGATTTTTATGCTATTGCGTTAGCAACAGAAAATTTCTTATTATCTAATTCAAATAGCGGCTTTCATTCAACTAATACATTTTTTATTGAGATTTTGAATAATAAAATTTCAATACAAAAAGGTTCAGATGGTTATTCTAGTGACGTAACAATTGATGAAGGAAAGTTCTATAATTTAAAATTTTATAGAAAGAATAATAAGATAGAATTCTTATTAAATGGTACTAAGCTAAATTTTAATTTCACAAATTTAAATATTAATTTGGATTATGGGGTTACATCTTTGGGTGTATGCTTGTGGTATCCACCGGCAGCATTTAATGGATATATGTCAAATTTCAAGATGTTTGTTGGGACAAGTGTTCAACCAGAATTATATGATGGTAGAAAGATTCTTGATTTGGATTTCAATCCAACAGGTAAATCATATCTATTCAAAGATAATAATAATAAATGTGTAATACATCCGGCTAATATCAAAAAGAGAGATTTTAAGGATGGTCAATATTGTTGCACTTTTAATGGAGTCGATCAGTATTTACAATTAGGTAAAAATGATTTACTGAATTTTGGTAATGATGATTTTATTATTAATATTAAGTTTAAAATTAATGAAAAACCAACACAAAATGTATTATTATTAAATAATAATGCTGACACTACTTATAATAGAGCATATATAGCTGTTAATGGTCTGGATAATTCTTCTCCATTTAAATTAGAATTTGGAATCACAAATGCGTCATCACAAGTAGTATATTATCAAATACGATCAAATAATGATATGCAGCCTAATGTTATATATGATTTTAAAATAATTTCATCAAATGGTAATATATCTATGATATTAAATGATGAAATTCAAACTATGACTTTAAATAATATTAACAACGTTAATTTTAATTATGGTGATAATACGTATATCAGTAAATCATTTGGAACTGATTTATTTTTTAACGGCACAATTTATTCAGTCAAAATTTTAAGAAATACAAGCGATTTGGCTTTACTTGAAGAAGCACCCGTTGAAACATCATCAACAGTTAACTATAAGTTTACTAATACATCTACTATGGATGAAGTATTAATCACTGATGATGTTACCACTGCAAACTTCAATATTAACAGGACTGAATCAAATGTTCATCTTACAATAAATGAACACATAGCATCCTTATCAGCCAATCCAGTAAGTTCAAATCAAGTAACTTTATTTGATGAATATGATGGTTTGATAGGGGATCATTTGACTGTATATGATGTTAAACCAGATGATCAATTTACATATAATATTCCGTCAATATCACAGGAATCTTTGGAATTAGAAGAATTAAGTGCTTATGATGATATTGAAGAATATCAAGTATATGATGCTGGTGATTATATTATTGATGGATTTACTGAAGGTTATCCAAATGCAAAATATAGAATTATAAACAAACATAATAATATTGTATTAACATCTGGTGTTGATCGGTTTTATTTTGATGGTATCAATCCATTATATATAGATGATTATGTTGTTAGTTTATATGAACTTGGAATTACATATCCAATTCCGAAACAGAAAATGAAATTAGGTTCATTAACATATTATATGAGTGCGGTTAACCAGTGTAAGGATTCAAACTACTGTGTACGGTTGGTTCGCCGTCGTGATGGTTATTTTATTGGAGAGTATGACTTTACAGGGGATTACTGTGATATCAAGAATCTAGACTGTAATACTGCATATGATGCGATACTATTTGATAGATCAGATAGGTATGAATCAATATCAATGAGTAACCGCATACCAAAGTCTGTTGAGTAAATAGGCTTAAATAAATAAAAATAATGGAGATAATACGGCATGTATTTATACACCAGTGCTTCATTCGAAGCACCTAAAATAAAAAATGAGTATGGTAGTTTAAACAAGGTAATTAACTATATTATAGATGGTGGATCACAACATATAATTACTCGAATAGAAAATTATTCAGAGTCAAAAGCTCATACAATTAAAATCTATTATGCTGGTGATACATGTCCATATGCTGTTTTACAAACAATTGATATTACGGGTTCCACTTATCCTGAATATAACAAAAGCTTTTTTATTGAAGTTATTAACTCAGTAGAAAAATATATGATTTGTTATAGAAGTGATATCACTTCTAATATCCCAACTGATGAATCAGCAAGCATTAAGATGAAAATTCATAATGCAGGATTCACTCGTAAACATGGCGGTCTTTCTGAAAAAATCACTGTTATAAAATTTGTTGGGGGAATGGAATATCGTATTGATGATCGGGATATTCGTGAATTAACTAATCCTCCAATAGTCAAGGATAGTGAAAATGAAAAGTGGTTTAAATGCGCCCGCGTCACGATGTCTGGTAATTTTGATAGTTTATATTCTTCCATAGAAAGAACATATCCAGTTACTCCTAATAGGCCGGATCAAGTGTTCAATGTGGTGAATAATAATTTTTCCCCTGCTTATATACGGTATACTAAAATCGATACCAGTCAATATTTAACTAATACTTCATCGCCTTCACTAGAAACAACTTATAAAATTTTTGCTGATGAAGTATGTATGTATATTATATTAAATGATACTTTTGATCAGCGCGCTAAATTTGTATATATTATTGGTGGATTCGAATCACTTAATCCAGAAATTAAAAATGGCGTGTTGTTTTCTCATGGGTATAATGGATATGACACGGATTCATCATTCCTAAAATATAATCTGTTCTCATCAGGTACTTATCCATATCATAATGACTCAAATCTCTTATTTGAATCTAATGAGGGTTATGATTATTATGAAATGTATATACAAAGCATTATATATGATAATGGAAGCGGTATTTATGATCGAATGAGAAGGTCTGCTGAGTTAAATATTGCACCAAGTTTGAGTGGTTATCCATTCGGCGCATGTTTATCAACTCCAAATAAAGTTAATAACGCTATATATTTTTGTGATGCAATTTTAACTTCAGCCCGCACATATATTAATTCCACATATTATGGAAAGTTGCATCATATTAAATGGTGTTGTAATAATATGGGTTCGAATGGAAATGGAGATGGCGGGGTGTATGAAATAGATGGTGATAAATATTATGAGTATCTTCATTCGTGCCAAAGTAGTACAACTAATACAACGAAAAATTATATTAAACTGACGATAGAGTAAGTTGTTAATGGATAATGAAATATATTCAAAATTCTCGAAGACTATATTACAATCTAATGCGCCGAATTTAGATGCTGCTTATAATGATTTATTATCTAAATTAGTAAATCCAACAAGATATCATATTCAAACTGGTTACGATGATGGATCATTTGGATTTACTTTGGAAAAAGGTTGGGATTCTTATTTTGAATATACACCTGAAGGTATGGTGGGATTAACTATTTCTAGTTTAACCCCTAAGAAAACATCCACTATATCTTTTGGGCGTATGTATTTTGCAAATGGGGTAGAACCAGATTATATGGTTGTAGCAAGATATTATAGCAAAGATCAGTTTTTAAATAGTATCACTGTGGATTATGATGAAAATAATATCATTGGTATAATTTCACTTGCTCCACTCTTTGGTAGTGGTGTTAATAGATATAGGTTTTTATTCACATTCATAAAAAACGACGGACTGATTAATATTGATAAATTCTATATTGAATTCTTAGGTAATAATCAATTAATTTATGATGATAGGTTTGTATACGGATATAAAGAATATCAACGTGCTGATCTAAATTATAATTTGTATGATGTAATGAATGAAAATGACAATCCTATTACGGTCAATCAAATTCCAATTAACGGGAAATTCCCTCCTAATAAAAAACACGTGATATTGGATACTTTATATAATAAGAATGCGTTTTCTATAGGAAAATCAAATATAGTGTCAAAGGTTTTTTCAACTGGAACTTCTTTTAACATCTTACATACTTATAAACCATCTATAAAAAATATATCTAATGTACAAAATAAACAGGTAAGGTTTGGAGAACGACATGATCTTATAAAAACATTTGATTATAAGTTTTTTATAGAAGGTGCTATAGATAAAAAAAGTATATCTATAAAATCGACTAAAACAAATTTTTCTTATTACAATGAAGGTGAGTCAGACAATGGTTATGTATATTTAAATTCTCTAGTGTGGGATGAATATACTATTAAGGCTGAAAACTATACAAGAAAGTTTAATAGTAATTCCCTACCAATGGTTAAAGGTTCATTAAGTGGTTCGGTTAACGTGCTTGGCTGTGAGGGTGAGAACAACAACTTTAAGATAAAATGTTATAGATCATATGATGACTATCTTATTGGGGAATATTCCTTAGAATTTGGAAAGTATAATATTCATAATCTTGATGTTAATACAAAGTATAATATTATATTAGTTGATCTTAACCAGAATCTTGAATCTAAAATATTATCAAATCGGGTTCCAATACCGTATGAAAATACTGTATATATTTATAGACCAACTTCATTGAACTGGAATTTGATCACATCTAATAATGTATTTATATCATGGCGGTTTGCTGGGGATGTAGACACATTCACTATTTATAGATCAAATAATCCAATAAATGTGAATAGTTTACCTATTTCATTGATGACAACAAAACAATATTCATATAATGATGTTGCTGTTGAGGGTAATAATGTTTATTACTATATGATAGCAGCCAAGGTTGCAGATGATGACATCCGATATAGTGATAATTTGAAAGTATTGACTTAAACACATTAAATCATATTTGTTTTTAGTAAAAATCGTGGTATCATCAACCACGATTTTTTATTAGAGAATTGCCATGACATCGCTGAAATATCCAAAATCTGAACCACTTAAATACATCACTTTTGTTTATCCGAATGACACAACGATTCGCTTCCAGTATCTTACTGATGATGAAATCAAGGAATTGAAATCCAAAGGTGTTAAAGAAGTGGATATTGGTACAATCAAGTGGGGCGGAAATGAATAAATTGCAAAATATTTTGGAATGGATATCGAAGGGTGAGTGGTCATACATCAAATATAAAAAAGAATATCGTGATGCAAAATTTTCACGCAAGCGCGATATTATCGGGGAATACATTGCACAAATCCCATATTTTAAGCTGATTGGTTTGCCTATGTCAGTTTTAATGTTATTAATTGAATGGTTGCCAATTGCGATTATAGTGATATGGGAAAGCCGTACTGAAGTTTTTCAATCATTGTTTAAGAAGAAAGGTAATAAATGAAACAGTATTTGGATTTGATGCAATATGTATTGGATAATGGTGATGTAAAAGATGATCGTACTGGTATTGGAACTATATCTTCATTTGGTCATCATTTGAAATTTGATTTGCGCGAAGGTTTCCCAGCAACAACCACTAAGAAGCTTGCATGGAAAGCTGTCGTGTCAGAGTTAATTTGGTTCTTAAAAGGTTCCACTAACTTATATGATCTTCGCGCAATTCTACATGGTGAAGCTAATCGATATAACGACGAAAAGAAAACTATTTGGGATGGTAATTATAATAAGCAAGCTATAGACCTTGGTTATTGTGGTGGGTACATGGGGGAAGTGTATGGTGGTCAGTGGCGCAATTACGGTGCAGGTACAGTAGATGTATACGATTCTGAAGATGGTGAATCATATGAAGAATCCGTGGGTGGCGTGGATCAAATTCGCCTTGTATTGAAAGAAGCATCTGTAAATCCTAATTCACGTCGTTTGATTGTTGATGCGTGGAATCCACGGGCTGTATGGAGTAGACAGGATTTATATGAATATCATGATCAAAGTGAATCCCAGCTATATGTTCCTACCGCTGCTTTACCCCCGTGCCACATGCTTTTCCAACTTAATATCACAAATGGGTTTATTGATCTTCAGTGGTATCAACGATCAGTAGATTCGTTCCTTGGGGAAGCATTTAACATTGCATCATATGCGTTATTATTACATATATTTGGTAGAATTCTAGGCTACACACCACGTTATCTAGGTGGGGCTTTGGGTGATGTACATATCTATAATAACCATATTGAACAGGCCAAAGAACAGATCAGTCGGGAACCGTATGCGTTACCTTCTATCTGGATCAATCCAGAACTTAAAACACTGGAAGATTTTGAAAATGCATCGGTTGATGATTTCAAATTGATTGATTATCAACACCATCCAGCTATTAAGGCTGATATGGCTGTGTAAAAAGAAAGGGATCGTTACGATCCCTTTTTGTTATTGATTTCTAGTGATTGGCGCGTTACAGATACGCTATCATTGATGTATTGTAGAATTTGCTTTAATACTTCAATTTCTGCTTCTGCTTCACTTAATCTTTCGATTAGTTTAGAGTTTTCAAATTCAGCCATTGAAAGCTTTGTTTTAATTTCTCTAATTTCATTTTCGGCAGTGGTCAAAAGTTCCCTGTATTTATCAGATAATGTTACCAGATCATCACGTTGTTTGGATAATGATTCAACGATATTGATTTCAGTTCTTTGATAAGTATCGGTTACATTATCACTTTTAAATTTTTTATAAACTCCATATATAGTTACTAATATTGCCGCTATACCTCCAATTACTTGTTCCATTGACGGCAATGAATTGAAATCCATTTTTGTTGTCCCATAGTTTTAAAAAAAGAAGAATCGCTTCTTTCGGTGGAATTCCCGATGTTCATCTATCCCATTTGGAAATGCAGACATGATGCGATCATGGTCGGATTTTATTTCTTCTACGTTTTTATTTATATTATTTATGTCGCTTTTGATCGTCTTGATTTCAGTTTGCAACTCGATTAGCAACTTTAATATTGAAGGTAGTATTTTTTCATCCATCTTGATCCACTCACTTTTATTTTTATTTAAATATTTCTATAAATAAAATAAAATAAAATATAATATTGTTACAACTGCTACAATGCGAAGATAACATACAAGGATTTTCAATGATAAGCTTGGTTACTTTTCAGGACAATGGGATGGATGTGTTTGATGAAGGTGTGTTAGATACTGCCATCATTGAAATAAACAATTTCATCAAACAGAATGCTATTCAATTTAGAATGTTAATTGATTTACAGGCTGAATCAGTCGATGCCAAAATTTATAAAAATGCCATTATACGGTACTATCTGAATGCTGGATACAAAGTGGTGGGCTATCCAACGTATTTATATATAGATTGGGGAAGGGTAAATGTGTATCAACAGACTACAACATTTGTTCGACCTGTAACTGAACTGGGTAATCATTTTATAGCATCTGATGTATATCTTGCATTAACTGATAATAAAGATATGAGAAAAATTTCATTTCGAACTCTACAGTATCAGGTCAATAAAGAAATAAAGGCGATGATCTTATCAGGTAGAACCACATCGATCATATCATTGGGTGTTAATACTACTATAGCACCTATGATAATGAACAATATGTTCGCTCCTGATCTTGCGTTATATTCCCATAAAAACGGTTCGGATGTTCATCTGACTTTCACTGAAGGCGGCAATCTAAAAATTACGATGTATGAACAGGCTGAAGAATATACTGATATTCCTGTTGAAATACTGTTTGGAACCCGTCAAATCTAATTTGATTATATTTGTACATACACGAAACATCCCTGTATACACAAGGTTTTTATGTACTTAGGAATGTCATAAAACTAAAATAAATAACATTCTTAGTATCATATTAGATTTTGAAGGTTGAGGGAATTGAATGCAGTACATTGATGACGATATTCTTATTTTATCACAGTTGATTAATAATAAGAATTTTTATAAAAAGGTGTTGCATCATATTGATCCATCATATTTCACTCTAGATATTGAAAAACGTATTTTTAAGTTTATTAAAAAATATTCAGATCGATATGCGACTACTCCACAAGTATTAATTCTTAAAGAAGCATTGTCGCGCTTAGATGTTGATGCTGATGGTGAACAATATATTGATGAATTTATCAGACTGATTGAAGATGGTGATGTTGTAGCATTGGAACCAATGCTGGATAAGACTGAACAATTTGTGCGTAGCAGGGCGCTAAAGAACGCATTGTTTAAGGCGGTAGATATCTATAAGGGAGAAGATAATACGCCAACAGAAGCGATTCCAGAGATGCTAAAGGACGCTATTTCAAAGACCATTGAAGAAGATACAGGGACGATGTATTTCAGTCCAGAAGCAGCTAAACGCCGTCTTGAATCTTACAACAATCCAGAAAAGAAAATACCATTTCGTCTTAAAAAGATGAATGAAGTTACCAACATGGGTGTGACTCGTCAATCACTCAATTGTATCGTTGCCGCGCCAAACGTCGGTAAAACTGCAATGTTGATTTCTCTAGCTGCTGATTATGTTGAAAGTGGCTGTGATGTCTTATATATCTCATGTGAAATGTCAGAAGACCAAGTTGGTATTCGCTTTGATGCCAGATTCTTGAATAAAGAAACTTCTGAAATACCGAACTTACGTGAAGATATATATCTAGATAAGTTTAAATCTATTCAACCTAAAGTTGGAAACCTGATCATTAAAGGGTATTCAACTAATGAACTCACAGCACAAAAACTTGAAGTTCTATTGGATGAACTAGATACCAAACATGATTTTAAACCTACTGTGATCATGGTGGATTACCTTGGTATCTGTTCATCATATATGATTAAAGATCGGGGTAATATCGGTACATATTATACTAAAGTTGCCGAAGAATTTCGGGCTGTTGCACAAAAGAAAGATTGTATTTTGTGGACTGCTCAACAAATGACCACCGATTCTTTAGATAATACTGATCCGACACTAAAAAATATTGGTTATGGTCAGGGTATCGCAAAAACATCAGATATGGTTTGGTTTGCTATTCGAACTGAGGAATTGGATAAAAACGGCCAGTTATTAATTAAGCAAGATAAAACTCGATATCATAAAGAGCGTGTTGTTCGTTTTGTTGTTGGTTTTGATATTGGTCGTATGAAATTCTTTGATGCGGATAACGATACTATTCCAATGGGTGTTGCTTTGGCTGGGGAACGAGATTGGAAACCACAAACTAATAGTGGTTTAGATACGAAGGAAAAAGTATCAACTGCATTTAATTCAATTAAAACGAAAAAATCTATAAAAGTATAAATTGGGGTTGAATATCTATGAATAATGGTTTGATTAATGAAGATGATTTTGTATTTCTTATTAAAGAACATATTAAACAGGGATATTCAAATTTCGTTTTTAAAGGTTCTAATGCATTGACATGGAGATATGAAAACATTGTCAATGCATTAAAATTTGAAGGCAGGAGTACCCGAAAGACTAAAGGTTTCTATAAGGCAGATGTTGTTCTGGTTGATAAATATTGCAAAATATACCCAATATCTATAAAGATGCATGATTGTACAATAACATGGGAATCGGCTGATGGTTCTATGAAGGATATATTATATGATTTTGTCGATTGCTATGGTGCTCCTATTTTACCTAATTCTACAAAAGTAATCGTACCTATTGATGTTGATATTGATTTAGAACCTTATGTTTTTGGCGATGATATTTTAAACGATGATGGTCTTATATTGATACAGAAGTTTAACAAACATGATTTCGTAAAATTTAATAAAAATACAGTGGTTGTAAATTGTTCACGGGTGTTTAAAGAGTTTTATGATGTTTTGGATGATGATATATATCGGCCTTGTATAACTGTTAAAAAAGATCGAAATAGAAATTTAACAGATGATAAAGCAAAAGGATATCGAATTGAAGTATCACCTGAAGGTCATTCTGTAAATATGTTGGATGTTCTGGATCAAATTACATTTAAATAAGAATAATAAAGTGGAGTCTAATTTCATGAAGTATCGTGATTATCAAAATAAAATCAATGAATCTTTAAAACCAACTATTGATGATAGTGACGTTTTAAATATTTTGCAAAAATATAGTATACAAAATGACCGAACCAAGAAGGATGATGGGGAGTATTTATATAAATTCGATAACCGTTATTCAATTGTTTACGATGGTTCTACATTTGTTTTGTATCGTCATGAGGATCGTATTCATATGGAAAACGCAAGAAATTTAAAAGAAATTGATACTGCAATTTCCAAGTGGTTGTCTGCATATTCTCTTGATAGTGTTGAAATCAAAGATGATGCTGATGAATCTGATGAAATCGATAAACTTGTAAATAAAATGTCTAAAGATGATGATATTGATGTGAATCCTGAATCAGAAGAAAAAGATGATGATATTCAGGATGATGATTTAGATAATGAAAATGACCTAGATAATGAAAATGATAGGGATGATAAAAAATGAAATATAAAGATTATTTGAAATTAAATGAAGATGAAGCTGGTGGGGATGTAGGTGGTGGAAGTCCTGATGCTGATGTAACTTTTGGGTCAGATTTACCTAAAGATGATGTTGAATTACCAAAGCCTAATACAAGTGATAATATCACTGGGGGTTATGCATATCCGATGTTATACAGTCGCCTTACAATGCCACAAATCCCAAAAGAAATGAAAGGTTTGATGCGTGATGATTTAAAATTAAATGGTCATAAGACTACTACAAAGAAAAAGAAATGTAGTGACTTAACAGCAATGCAAAATGAATTTAATGATGAAAAAGTAAATGCTATTTATCAGGATATCGTTAGTGGAAAATATGAACCTGAACCAATTTTGGTATCTAGTGATAATAAAATTGTTGATGGTCATCATCGTTGGAAGGCTGTAAGTAAAGCTAATAAGCATATTGATGTTGAACAAGTTAGTTTATCTTTTGATGATTTTTTTAAATTTTTAGATAATAAAACCTATGTTGTAAAGCGTGATGTATAAAATCACGCTAAATAAAAAAATATAATGATCGAATGAGTATAAAAATGTTACCGACTATTAAATCGCCTACTTTTACAATTAAAACTAAAGAATTTAAAAAACCTGTTTCTGTTCGGCCAATGGTGGTTGCTGAACATAAAGCTTTGCAGCAAGCTAACGATATTGGTTCTGATCTCGATTTAATGATCACTATTGGAAATATTGTAGCATCTTGTACTGAAAATGCCGTTACAGCTAAAGCATCCGAACGATTTTTGCTAGATTATTTGTTTATCCAAATTTATATGACTTCTGTTGATGATGTTATAACTACTCGTTATACATGTCGGAAGGAAAAAGTTGGTGAAAATGGAGATAAGTTATTTGATGAAGAAACAGGCGACGTTTTGATTTGTAATACATCATTTGACTTTAAAATTCCATTATCTATGGTGGCTATTAAATATCCTGATGATTATGTGAATAATAAAGTTGTTGAATTTGATGATAATACAACGTTATTTTTAAAAGCAATGTCTTTAGATGCAAATATTGAAATCGAATCATTACGTTTGCAAATTGACACATATGTTGAAGAACTTCAAGAAATATCATATGCGACTGAATATACTGTTGAACAATTAGAATTAATTGATCGTCTTAAAAAGAATATTGATGATGTAACTGAAGAAATTCGCAACACGATCATATATCGATCTATTGATTATATCAAAGATGGCGATAATATTATGAAAGCTGAATTGGATTTCAGTAAAGAAGAATTTATCAATTGGTTGGGTACTATTCCTACTAAAGCTACACGTGGTATTGATAATTTCATTACTAACCAACCTTATGTTCATATGAATGCTGATATTGTGTGTCCTAAATGCGGCCATTCTAGAAATATTGATCTGAGGGGATTAAAGGATTTTTTTTCTTAATTTACCCGAAAGGGTATTATATGAATATGATGGCGGATATTAAGGATATGGTTCGCCACCATAATTATGACATGGGTGATTTAATGCAGTTAACACCTTTTGATTTTAACTTAATCAAATTAATGATTGCAAAAGATATTCAAGAAGAAATCGAGCATATGGAACAATCAAGAAATGGCGGTATGTAATATACCGTCTTAATCATAATAAAAATAATAGGGTGAGATTTAATCAATGGCTACTTATAGTGGAATTAAAATCGCAAAGGCAGTTGTTAAAGCAAACGTAAATTTTTGGGGTGGTAAAAATATTCCAATTGTTCAAGCAGTAATGAATTTTGCATTTGATCCGAAAAAAGTATTAGATCAATTTAAAGTTGATCCAAAAACTAAAAATGAAACTACTAAATTCATATCTGAATTAGAAAAATATCACAATGAAGCATTAGAAGCTGAATTAGATTATGAAGCTATTAAAAAGGCATATTCAAAATTGGTAATTAATATGATTAATCTTGAATTAATTATAACAACTGTTTTATCTACAGCATTTCTTAATACTATTGCGCATTCAGTATCTACTACTTTGATAAATAATTATAAGCTACAGAGTAAAGTACAACCGCATAATTTTTATGCTATAGACAATGTTCTTAATATAGATAAAGCATTACGCGATAAGTATTATGAAGGTATTACAAACCTTAAAAAATTAGAACAACAAATGGCACGACAAGATTCTCTTGTTAAACAAAAATATGCTAATGTTAAGACTAAAACTGAAGCTTTAATTAAAAGAACAGCACAAAACAAAAAGAAAAGATAAATTTGCGGGAAAGGTACTATTAAATGTCGAAAGATAATGATAATAAAAAGGACGGTATTGTTGACGACGATCGAGATATTAATAGTTTCATAAACGTCAATAATAAAACAAATGAAGCTTTAAACGACTTTATTAAAGAAGCTAAAAAGGATCGCAAGGAAAGCGAATCTCTTAGAAAAAATTCTGGTAAAGAATCTTCAAGATATAATCGTGAAGCGTTGAGAGAATATCTTGAGCGTAACACACGTGATGATGAAGAACGATTATCTAGAAAGAAACTTCATAATCAAGTAGATCAAATTAATACTTCCCTTGAAGAATTATTGAAACTTGAGAAAAGCAAAAAAGATGATTCGTTCAATTTCATGGCAATGTTGCCTATGCTTACAGCGGCCATAACAGCCGCATTATCAGCCGCAAATCCAGATGGTATGAAACCATACCAAACAATGGCAAAGTCCACTATGGGACTTGCTGGTGCTGGTGCGGACGCAATTAAAGCAGCTAATGCAGCCAATATGTTAAAAACTGCAAATGTGGGAACTGATGCGCTTAAAGCAGCATCAAGTGCACAGGAATTATCAAAATCAATTGGGTTATTCGGTACATTTGGTAAGGCTTTAGGAAAGTATAGTGATAGTCCCCTAATGAAGAATCTTGTACGTGCTTCATCTGGTGGTATGATTATTGGGCGCGCATTGGAGGGAGATGCAACAGGTGTTGTTGGGGAAGGGGCATCTTTAGCACTCCATGAAGCCGCTGCAAAAGCTAAAAATCCGAAACAAAAAATATTAATGACTGCTGCATCTTTAGGTTTGGATGTGGGTATGATTACCCGCGATTTTATCCGCGCTAGTGATGTGGAAAAAGAAAATATTGCTAGAAAAGAAGCTGCTGAAAAAGGTGTAGAATATGTACCTAATGATAATGATATATCTAAAAGTGTAATACAAACAGCCACTATGGTATTACCAGCCATTGCAGCAATGGCTATTCCAATCTTAACTAAAAAAATAGGTATACCAGATATATTTGGGGGTAAAAATAAAAAATTACCTGAAGGTGTTTTTGATGCAGGAAAAGCATCTGGATCAGTGAAGCCACCAAAAATATTGAAGGTTGGGGAACAAGTTGACAATAAAAAGGTTGATTTAGGTAACTTTAAAAAAGCACAACCTAAAGTTGAAAAAGATACTATTGTTAAACAACCAAATATTAAAGACCTAAACATTCAAAAGAATGGGTTTTCTTTAGCAGGGGCATCATCGCCTATCACTAATACAATTAGTAAAGCTGGTACTACAGGTATGGTGAAAGCTGGTGCTAAAATGGGTGCTAAAGCATTACCATTTGTTGGGGCAGCATTAGGGGTTTATGGGGCGGCTTCACGCGCAGTAGATGGGGATTGGGTTGGGGCAGGTCTGGAAATAGCTTCTGGCCTAGCTTCATTTGTTCCGGTTGTGGGTACAGGGGCAGCAGTTGCTATTCAAGCAGGATTAGCATATCGTGATCATGTGAATGAGAGTGCTAAGCAAGCAACTGAAATAAGCACGATTACTAAAGATGGTGTTGTATCTCTAACAGAAGCAGGTTTAGCTACGGCTGAACAATCCGCTGTTGCTGGTCAGATGGTGAAAGATTCATCTACGCTGGTAAATGATAGTACATCTAAAATGGCTGGGGAACTTGAGAAATCAAATATAAGCTTTCTTGATATGACTAAAACAATGTCATTTGGATTGATATCATTCACTACAAGTCTTGGGTTAAAATTTACTGATTGGGTATTTGGGGCAGATAATGTTTTCAGAACAGCAGCTACAAAGTTATCAGAAACAACATCAAACGTTCTTTCTAGAATTGCATCTACGCTAAAAGGATGGTTTAGTTTAGGTGGGGGTAATATTAATGATGGGACAGGTGCTAATTCCGGTTTATCAACTGGGGGAGTGACTGCAAGTAAAAATTATACAAAGGGTAAATCAGTATCAGACCTGAATAAAAAATTCGGTTCTGTATCTGCATTATATGAATCCAACAAAGGTGGTGTGAAAACTATATCTTCTGGTAAGGGTGATAATGGTGGAAAATCTTATGGTAGACATCAATTAAGTTCTAAGTCTGGAACAATGCGAGAATTTTTAAATTCTTCTGAAGGTAAAAAATATAAAGCTGATTTAGGAAAATATAAAATCGGCAGTGAAAGTTTTGATAGAACATATAGAACTATTGCCGACTATAAAGGTGAACAATTTGAAAAGGATCAAGAAGCCTTTATTCAAAGAACACACTACGCACCTGTTGTTAAATCAATCAAACAAAAAACTGGAATTCAGGTAAATGAACGTGGTCGTGCTGTTCAAGAATTAGCCTATTCAATGTCTGTTCAATATCGCGGGTTAACTGGTGGTATTTGGGAACGGGCACTGGGTGGTAGAAATGGTAATACATTGAGTGATGAGGAAATCATTGATCGTGTTATGAATAATCGTGCACGGAATGTAGAAACTCATTTTTCAAAAAGCCCGAATAATTGGAAGGGATTAAGACAGCGAATTGCTGATGAAAATGCCATTTATAAAGATATGTTGGCTAGTCCTCATGTTGCTAAAGGCCCTCAAAGTAAGGGCGGATCACCTGCACCAGCAGCCAATACATCATCAAAATCTAACTCTAAAACAGCGCCAGCGGCTAAATCAACTACAAAAGCTAAATCGTCGGTGGATTCATCAACTAAAAAAGTAGAATCCAAAGGTCGTTATGATTTGGATAAAATGTGTCAGTTTGCGGTTCAAAATGCTAAACCGAAATCACAGAAAAAATGTGCTAGGTATGTTCGCGAAGCAATACAAGCAGGGGATACTACTAAAAAAGTAGGGCCAATGGGAGATGCTAGAGATTGGGGGAAATCATTACCAGCAATTGGATGGGTTCGAGTAGCAGATGGTTTACAGAAAGGTGATATAGCTTGGTTCCCTACAGGGGTATCAGGATACGGCCACGTATGTATATGGACTGGTAAGGTTTGGGTTTCTGACTTTGTTCAATCATCTGTTCAACCTAGTTCAAATGCAAATCTACAATATCACATATATCGCGCGAAATCTGGTTTCTCTAATGGAGTAGCAATAGGTGCACCAGAAGCCGTGATAGATGGTGATGATGTAAAGGGTATAAATGCTGGGGCTGAAGGTACTGAAGGTTCTGTTACTGAAGAATCTGTAATAGATCGTATGCAAAATGCCTTAACTACTGGTGTTGCATCTATCGGCGCTGCTTTGTTTGATAATCAAATGGCACGTGATGCAATTAATTATTTCGATAGAGTGGGTGTTGATCCATATGTATTAGATGATAAAAAAGATGCCGTTAATATGGATGGTTTTAATACAGTTATTAAAAATCAAGATACTAAAGGATTTAAGTATAAATTTGGTGAAGCAGGTGTAAACCGTTCAACACTGTTTAGTAAAGAAATTCAGCGTCAAAAAAATGCAGATCGTGATTATTTAGACGAAGCAGGAAATCTTGGTGGAATTCAACGTCAAAAGGATTCTCCTTTTGATTATCTGGATGCAGCAGGGAACCTTGGTGGAATTCAAAGACAACATGACGTTGCATATGATTACCTTGGTAATGCAGGAAGTCTTGGGGGTATTGTTCGCCAAGATGACATGGGATCACAAAAGAAAAAGAAAAAGAAGTGGTATGACAGATTATTTGGGGGGGAGTATTCAGATATATTCGGTAGTCTATTTGGCGCATTTGGGCTAGGTGGTTTATACAACATTGGTCAAGGTGTATATAATGCTGATAAACAAGGAACTCTAATTGATTTTGGCCTTGAAACATTAGGGGGGCTTGCAACAAGTCAGGTGACAGGTGGATTGAATAATGCGAACATTGATCAATCTAATCCTCCATTTACAAACGTTGGTGTGAATGATGTATTTGGTTCTAGCGGGGGTATCGTTGCTAGTAATTCAAATGGATTGGGAAATATTTTTGGTGGAAATATAAACAATAATAATGTTTATGGAATGATTGAATCTGTAATAAACGGCGGGGGTGATTTGAAAAAAGTTGGTGTCGATGTTTTGGGTGGAATTATGGAAAGAAATAACCCGCTTGGATTAGGGGGTATTTATAAGGTTGCAAAAGGCGCTATCGATACTAAAGAAAATGGGGGTGATATGGTGACTTACGGACTGAATACAGTAGCAGATATATTAAATGGTAAAATCGACATCAATCCATTTGCTAGAGCGAATTCTATCAGTTTATCACCTAGTTCAGATGCAGCATCACTATCCCCTGATCATGAGGGTCGTAAGCAAGTGGATGGAGTAGTAAGCGAAACGAATAAGGCATATATCAATATGAAAAACAATCAACATACTGTGATACCTGCAAGCGATATGCCTTCAGGTGGTATGAATGGAACAACCCCACACGGATCAAAGTCTGGCGTTGGAGAAGGTTTATCGGCAGCATTGGTGACTAGAAATCCAGATTCAATCTTTAGGGAAGTGTCAATAGCGGTTATGAAAGCAACAATTACATAAGATTAAATATGTTCATATTTGACAATGATAGTGCTGGGCTTTATAGTTCGGCACTTCTTTTTGATGTTTGTAATTGGAATAGTTTCGCGATGTATGACGATAATGAAATGATCTTAACTGAAAATAATATCGAAAAAGCTGCAAAATTTATCGGGGCCGCTGGATTTAAAAAAGTAGGGAAGGTAGTTACATTCTTTAAAGTACCAACAGATACGTTGAATATAACAAGGACTAAATCTACAAATACATATTTTTCACCAGATTTATATGAATACGTATCTATTAGGGTTGGAAGCTTTATATTTATTAATCAATAATCATATTTGCAATATCTTAGAATATATGGCATCTTATTTCTATCGACAGGGGGGAAACAAATATGAAGAAAATTGCAATAACTGTTTTTATCATGTATATGATTGCAATTATTGGTGATATGGATTATAATAATGATGTGGTAGAGTTTAAAGCATACTGTGATGGGGTTAAGCAAGGCATTCATCCAGACTATAAAAAATCTTTAGCTAACTGTGAGTAATGATATGAACAAATTTAATAAATTAAACTCATTTTTGAATAAAGTTGACGTAGTTGGTATTGCATCAGATGCTTGTGATGAATATGACATTGAAGCCAAAGCATTAGTTGAAAATTTCGATTCAGATATGTCTTTAGGGGATTTATCTGAACTGTTCACAGAATGTATCGAACATTTCTTTGCGTCGAATTACGTGTTAAATAATGAACAGTTAGAAGAACTCTACAGTATTCTTAAATCTCAATAATTATACAAATAGATTCAAGAATAATTGTTTCCGTGGACTTTCTTTTATTATCCATCTGGTCGCCGTAAACAGTTATTATTTGGGCGGTATTACTGTTTAGGCGCTGAACAATAAACCCTTTATCAATACCTTTCAATTTAAAAAAGTATAACCCATTATCTCTGCTGTGTAATTCAGTTCCTATTTTTTTAAGTTGATCCAATAAAAATAGTTTAGAATCATTTTTGAATCGTTCTATGTATCGATGGGCTGCATGGTTGGTGAATTTAAATTTAAACCCTTTTACTTTAAATGCATCATCACCAAAGGTTGATTTAAATTTACGCATCGACTCTAATTCAACTTCATTATTGTCGAATTTAAATTTTTCAATTAAGTAGCCTATGAAATTCATTATGATCCTCTTTACTCAAGTTATTTGCATTTACATGGATATTTGATTTAATATAATTCAACTTATTCTTATTTAATAAAATGGTTAGTATATGAACAGTATAATTTCAATTGTTGGCGGATCAAAACGAGCCATAGAAATCGTTGATTATCATCATCGTTATTTCAAAAACTTTTACTTCTATGATGTAAGGCGAAAAGTATTTTCTAAAAAGGTTGATGAAAAACGCAACCATGATTTCATCCCCGTTCAATATATCGAATCGGAATTAAAGGCTTCATCTAGTATTTGATGATTCAGTATATAATGTTGGATTCTTACATGAATCATTACCTACACAGGAATGCATAGAATTAGTGAAAATGGGAATATAGTTAATGCGTGTTGCTTATTGTTCTGATGCACATTTCGACATCTGGTTTCAGGTTGATCGTGATATACCACATATAATAAATGATTGTGAAGCCGATGTTTTGGTGCTTGCAGGGGATATTTTTGAATATAAAAAATGGAGTCCATATTTTCATCAAAAAATTCTGGAATTATTATGTGATCGTTTTAAACATGTGATCCTGATTGATGGGAACCATGAATATTATGGTTTAGAGTTTGAAAGTGAAAAACCATATCATATACTCAAAGATGCCCCATCGAATTTAAAATATTTGCGAAATGATTATGTTGAAATTAATGGGGTAGTATTTTATGGTGGTACGTTCTGGACTAACCCTGCTAAATGGACACCATTAGAACAGTTTGATATCCCCCAACAAATTAATGATTTTCGCCAAATTATAGGTATGAATTTTCATACAATGGAAATTTTCCATGATGATTTCATTGAAGGTTTGTATGAAACATTGGTTTTGTATCCGGTAAGCGATATCATTGTGGTGAGTCATTTCCCACCAACAGAACAATCGATTCATCCACGATACCAAGGTCAGATGACTAATGCTTATTTTGTGAATCGTTGTTTTGATGAATTGTATGGGAATAACCAGATTAAACACTGGATTTGCGGTCACGTCCATCATGATCATAAATTTGAAATTGGGAATATTAAAGGACACTGTAATCCAATTGGATACCCTAGAGAGGGAGATACTTTTAAATTAGATTACTTTAATATCTAATTTGACAAATATGATTTAAAACGTTATTATATGGGTATACAGAAATGAATGAAGATTCAAAGGGTTGTAGTATGAAGGTTTCTATTAAAGCATTAAAAGCAGCTTTACTTTGTGTAGCAAATAGTGATAGCGTTCGATCTTATCTTTGTAACATATATGTAAATGGTGTGGATGTAGTTGCCACCAATGGACATATCGCATATGTTGATAATGATCCAGATTTAAACGAGAAAAAAGATTGCTTTGCTGCTACTATCCCATGTCATATCATTAGTGAATTATTAAAAAATATTCGTGGGAATGAAGGTTATATTGTTGTTGATCAAGTTGGGAAAAGTATTGCATTAAAAACTATGCGTGATACAGTTGTTATCCCTTTAGATAGTACATTTGTTGAATATCGAAATACTTTTGCCCGTAAGGTTCAACCTGAAGCGATTGCTGAAGTCAAGCTGAATACTGAGTATTTGGAAATTCTACACAAAGTGAATAAGATTGTTCGGGGTAGAAAAGGGGATAATCCTATCATAACGTTTACTGGCAATAATCGTCTAGCTGTTGCATATTGGGAAGCATATCCAAATGCGCGATTCTATATTATGCCATATAAGCTATAAGGGAATTAAAATATATGAATACTTATGATCATGGTGATAATACCTTAGATTCCGATTTAAGATGGACTCCAATATTAAATGGTGATATTTATTGTTCACCAGCTTGTGGCGGAAAGTGTAAAAAAGCTGCTTATGATAAAGTTGTATCAGATTCTAATGCATTAGCATCGTATCTTGGGGATGGTTGGCAACCACGGATACATGAAAATCTTGGTTGGTATTGGAGAGTGGTAAAGGGTGATGTAGAAGTTAGCCCTTTATATAATGAATGTGGTTATATGGCAGTTATACAGTTTAATTTAAATCAGAACTACTATTTCAGAGCAGATGATTCTGATGCCCGTAAAGCAGTTTCTATGGTTAGAGAAAAGTTAAAAGATGTTATCAACTCACTAGAACGTAAACTAGCTTCTTCTGATCTTGATCCAATAGAGCTTTCCATGTAAAAATATTAGACGCTTCTCTTTTAAATACAAATAAAAGAGAAGTGTAATGTCAATTCTTAATTATAATAATGCTTTAAGCGCCAATTTTAAAATTACCTTTCCAAAGTTTCCAGAACTAGAATTTTATGCAGTTAGTATTAATATTCCAACCACTCAATTATCTGCAATTGAAGTAGCCTATAGAGATACACGTGCCAAAGTTCCCGATGATAAATTTGAATGGGATGATATAAATATTCAGTTCATACTTGATGAAAATTTATATGTTTATGAATTAATGAAGAAATGGAATACTGATGCTAGAAATGTACCAAATTGGTTGGATGCAATGCTAGATATAGTAGTGCAACCATTAGATTCAAATAAGTCAATTGAATATTCATTTGTACTACAGGGTGCATTTCCGACAGTTGTAAACGGCTGGCAATATAATTCAGCATTAATGAGTTCAGAAGCCATTTCTTTTGATGTTGTATTTGCGTATCAAGACTTTTCTATTAAACGCATAAAAGAATTAGAATTTCATCTCATTTAATTCTTTTTTCAACACATACAATTCATCATCACTCATGATAAGATTAATGATATCAATAATGTGATTATGAAATATATTATTGGAAATAATAACAAGATTACGTAATACATTACGGTCTGGTTCATTACCATTCATAATCTTTTTGATAATCCGTTTAATCTTATACAGGTGATCAAGGTCATCCATCAACATATCTGGCGGAATGAAAATATCAACATTAGAGGTAAGAATGGCTTCGGCCAATTTCTTCTTAGAGTATATTTTTTTCATCAATATTTCTTATTATAATTATTGTATTAATCTATTTATAACGAAAAAAAGGAATCAAAATGATTCCTTTTAATTATACGTTTTTCTTAGGCCGTCCACGACGTTTAGAGATAACAACACCTTCTTCTTGAGGTTCTTTAACCTTTCGTGGTCTACCACGCCGTGGTTTATCTTCAGTAGGAACTAAGTCCTTATTGGCTTTAACTTTGATCAACATATTTAATAAATCATCTAACACATCTTGTTTTTCTGGTTCATCAACTGTGGATTCACTTTTATTTTCAAAAAACGGTTCAAGGATTTTAGTATCGATAGGTTGTACACTGGCTAGTTGATTTGTTACTTCTTTTACATCAAATAAACCTTTTTCTTTCATTCGATCTAACATACGTGGGATAGAAACTAAAATTTCCCCAGTACGATTATCAATCCATCCAGAATTTGTAGCTTCAACATATTTTTCATCAATGTAATTTGGTTTGTTAAACATTCTATGCATCCGAGTGTTAATAATAATATTAATAATTATATTTAGGTAATAAAAAATGGAGTATTAAACTCCATTTCATTGTTAAACACCATTTACGGCGTTGGTTCACCTTCTGGTGGGGTTTCTGGTTCTGGTTCTGGTTCTGGTTCTGGTTCTGCTGGTGCGTCAACTTCAGGAACTTCAGGGACTTCTTGATCTGCAAGTTTGGTATCCAAATAACCAACTGCCACCAAAACTTCATTATGATTTGGGGCATAACACCAGCCAGATTTCGTCGCAACAAGGTCGCCTTCAGCAACCCAATTTGGTTTATTGTAGGTTTTAGCCATGATTAAAATCTCCTTTTATTTGTATTTAACATATTTGATGATTATTTCGTGTGTGCACATTTGATAAATATCACAATATTGCATATATAATAATATTGTATAAATTTTATTAGAGGATGAAATGAGTAATTATATAGATGAACGCTATATCAAAATGATGGGGATGTATGTTGAAAGATTCACTGATATTGGTAATGACTCTTATAATTGCCGCTGCCCAATTTGTGGTGATTCTCGTAAATCAAGAACCAAAGCGCGTGGATTCTTTTATAAATCCGAGAATGATAATTGGCGTTACAAGTGTCATAACTGTGCCGTAAATATGTCATTTTATCAATTTATTGAACAGGTCGCACCCCAATTATTTGTTGAATATAAGTTTGAAGTATTCAATGAAAAAAAGGAGTATAATAAAAGGTTTCGTGTGAAAGATAAGATTTCAGAAAATCAAAAGGTAAAAACTGAAATTAAAAAATTTGATTTAAAAGTATTCCATAAGATTAACATGAAAGAAGTAAATGAATTTACGTCATATTTGCGTGATCGTAAAATTCCTACACATATGGCTGAATGTCTTTATTACACGGATAATTTAGAACCTATCGTACATAGTATTGCTGGGTATGAAGATAAAGAAGTATATATTAAGCGTGGAATAATTATTCCTTATTACGATACTAAAGGTAACTTTGAAGCATTCCAAATCCGAAATATTGATAAAAAATCTGATGTTCGCTATCTGACGTATGATGTTAACCCATCTGACCACATCTTTAATTTGGCCGATATAAACCCAAAACAGCGCGTTTACGTATTTGAAGGTGCATTCGATTCTATGTTCTGTAAAAACGCCGTGTGTGCTTCAGGATCATCAATATTCAACAAATTGAACAGGATTAAAGAAGTAAATTCGGATGTAGCAGTTGTTTTTGATAATGATTTTAAAACCAATACGGTAATCTATGATCTCTTGATGAAAGTGATTAAAAATGGCTATAAGGTTGTGATTTTTGATGATCGAATGAGAGGTTATAAAGATATTAACGAATATGTTAAGGGTACTAATAAGACAATAGATGAAGTCACATCATATTTGGAATCTTGTACTTATGAGGGATTGACTGCTGAATTACATATTGCTGATATCTTTAAAAAGATGCAAGCTTTGAAAAAGAAGAAGCAAAAAGAAGATTTTGGGTTGGGTAAGAGTAAGACACGGACAGTATTTGATAAAAACAATATATTTTCCATATAAATACTTTTATACCTTAATAACAACTTGGAAGTGAGATTGTTAAGAATGTTAATTCCAACATCACACACAGAAGCAACAACCAACCAGAGAAAGCAGGGCATTTTTTGTTCTGCTTTTTTGTTTTTTAAAGGATGATTTAAATGGGAAAACCTAAAAATAAATTTAATACTTCGTCTGAGTCAGTAAGCAATCAACAACGATTAGCACAAGGCGGCCCAAAAAAGTTTACGTTACATGATTTGATCAAGTTTTATCCAAAAACTAAAGCGCAATCAAAAGCGTATGCTGCTTTCAATAATGATTCAGACATTCTTATTCAGGTTGGCCCTGCTGGTACTGGTAAAACAGCAGTTGCTTTGTGGAATTTTATGAACTTATATCTTTCCGATCCAACCAAATATGATAAAATCATTATTATTCGTACTGCATCTGCTAGTACCGATTTAGGGTTTATGAAAGGTACAGAAGAAGAAAAGGAAGCTTATTATGAAGAACCATATGAACATCTAATTGATGAAATGTTCAAGTTTAATCGATCATATACCAACTTGAAAGCATTAGGTATTATTGAATTTAGAACAACAGCTAACCTACGCGGGCTTTCATTTCATCGTTCTTTAGTTCTGTTTGATGAATTCCAGTCTTGTGATTTACATATTATGAAAACGGTAGTTACTCGAATGGGGGAATATTCTCGACTATGTATTTCTGGTGATTATGGTCAAAATGATTTGCGACATAAAAGAGGGGATCAACAATCTGGTTATGTTGATTTCATGAAGATTTTACGGCGTATGGAATCATACGGCAACTACAATGTCGATATTATTGAGTATGGGCCTGAAGATGTAATTCGTAGTGGTTTGGTGCGGGATTTCATCATTGCATGTTATGAACTAAACATGTAAGAAGTATTATAATGATTAGGCGCGTAATGCGCCTTTTTATTTGCTAAAATTTGTTCGAATATGATATTATACTTACTCATTTAAGACGTTGGTGTTTTTATATGGATAAAGAGTATGAATTGTTTAAACAAGCTGAAAATAATATTTTAAAATTGAAAGATAAAGAATCTATTGAAAGTGATTCTCATTTATTACTAATGAACATCTTACTTTCTGATATGGATTTTTTCAAGAGAAAAATGAGTGGGATTAATAATTTTGCGAAATATGAAATTCTATTAAAATTTATGATTGATTCAAAAATATACACATGTTCAACCAAAGATTTTTATCATAAAGATGTAAAGAAGTTGCTATTTAAGAATGGTATATTTACCAACAGTATATGTGGGTACATTTATATGATTCTATATGCAATAATATCATTTATATTAATGATGGGGTTAACTTCCTTTATACATGAATCAATAATTCCAATCCAAATTCTTGTTTTGTTCTTAATTTTCATATTATTGCTTATTACATCACCATTTGAAAAAATAGATTTTTATATTGTGAGTGAATCAAAATGAATGAAATTGCATGTAAAAGATATGAAGAAGCTAATGCTAAAATTGAAGAATTGAAAAGGCAGAAAAAACCAACCCCTAATCATATTTTACTATATAAAATTCTAGAAAATAATATGGATTTCTTTAAGGGTGAACTTAAAGGCGAAAATAACTATCTTAAACATCAGATGTTGTTTAATTATATCCGTGACAAAAATATTATGCTTGTAAGTAGTGATGTGTATACACATTATCTTATAACTAGATTATTATTCAGACATGGAATTTTTAAACCATTAGTATATGCACTTATAGAAATATGTATAAATTTTCTAATATCTGGCAGCTTAATATGGTTATTAGATAAATATATGAAAAATATATCTCTTTTTACATTTATTATTGCGACTGTGGTATTGACAATAATATTATTCTTTAGTGGAATTATGGATAAAATCAACTTTTATATAGTGAGAGAAAGTAAATGAGTAGTAATAAAGAGTTGTATAATATCGTTGGACAACTAACTAAAAAAGTTTTAAGTGATATTGTGGATAAGGCGATTGAAACCACAAAACAAACCGCGAAAGATGCTAGTGATTTTATGGGTGAAAATAAGGAATCAACCCATAAAAACACAAGTATTCTAAAGTTATCTGATACAGAACTAATGGAATTATTTCTTGAATCATATGATGGCGTAATCACCCCTTCATGGAATCGTGTAGAGTTATGTTTTGTAGATGGCGCGGCAGATCGTGAATTCAAGTCCTTCAAAAAAGGTTATTTAGTGGCGGCCAAAATACATGAATAGTATCGAAAATATATATTCCATTATTGGTTCAGCTATAAATGCACATATGCATAAATTTACATTCATTATAGTTTATTATATTGCGGTTTCATTTGTCGAGTTTGATCCAATATCAGTACCACATATTATGTTTCATTGGGTGATACTCCTTGTGTCTATGACCATGTTCTTTATTAAAGAAGATAAATGATATGAAAGATTTATTAGAAAATGAAGGTATTAAAAAGTATACTGAACGTCTACTTGAAAAAGAAAACAAAATGCGAGAAGAACAGGAAATGGTTATCGCATTTTTACAGAAAAATATGCCCGAAATCAATAAACTTGTAAATAGTGGAACTCTATCTTCCAATTCAGAAGATATTGTGAAGTTTATTAATGATACATGTGATATTAATATTATAATGACGGATGCAGTTAGGGATTTTATTTCTGATCACTTTGAACCGAGTATATGGAAAGTTCTACAATCAGGATTTTTAAAATTTATTACCGCATTTATCATTAATTATATTTTTTGGTATATAGTTGTGAATGCATTTGCTGTAATCATACTTCAGGATTTTTCATCTGGTTTAAAAATAGGTGCATCTATAATATTAAGTTTACTTTCACTTTTATATGTCAAATTAAAACCATCATAAAATTGGTTAAGTAGTTTGACAATTCAAATATGAACATATATAATTCTTACATATTTTAACAGTTTTACAATGGAGATGAAAATCATGGCTGCTAATAAAGCTAAAGCAAAGGTTGAAGAACTTAAAAAAGTACGTGGTGTTAGTAAAGGTACTGGTGGTAAAACTGAATATCTGAAAGATGTTTCTATGAAGTATTCACAGGCCCGTGTGAAACGTAGTGAAACGATTCGTGCCTTGAATAAGGCAAAAGCTACTCAAAAGTTTTAATTCCAAATAAGGCCCTTATATAATAAGGGCTTTCTTATCGAGATAATTATCTTTAAAGCAATTTTAACCAATATGGTTATTAGGTATAATATGAAGAATTTACATGAAGATATATTGAATAATAATTCACTTTCAGAACACACCCAAAAAATTGAATCAATCCATTTGAAACATGATATGATTGAACAAACTCATATTGCATACTTAATAAAGAATATGCATGAAATAAAGAAATTAATAGCTGCTGGTGATATTAATAATAATATGGAATCAGTTATATCTTCAATTCAGAAAATTACCAACAACCAAATCACTATCGAACCAACAGAAAAAATAGTAAAGATATTTAAAAAGAATAAAATACTACCTCTTGAAAAAAAGATACTTGACGATAAATTTAAACAAGATATATACGAATTTTTTGCCGTGTGGTTAGTATTATATATAATATTTGGTGTTATATCTTTATTGGTATCACTAGCAGCATCATATGAAGTTGATTATATCGAAACATATCTATGGTTAATTCCAATAACATTTTTTATTCGGCTTTTCATTTATGATGATTAATAAAAGCGCCTGAAGGCGCTTTTATGTTGTTTGTAATAATGATAATAATCTAATCACATCTTTTGGTTGATGACCATCCCATTCAGGGGCTTTTTCGAGTTCATCAACGTCAAATAAATCCCAGTATTTTAATTCATAATGGTATGTATATTGCCCCTTGGGTGTTAAAATCCCAACAATAAAGTAATCATCAAACATGGTTCCATCAGCATGTAGCTTTGATTTCCAAGCCAATGATGAATAAGTATTACATATAACACTGAACAACATCATGCGGTGATAGTATAATTCATTGAATGTATGATATCCATCAGATATTGATCCCTTATCGACTTCATCACTCATGTTATTTCCCCTTCCTTACTTTGAAGAAATTTTGTTTATCAAATGGATTTAGGAATAGTAATACAACCAATGCCAATATATGAAGATCACGATACATTAATAAACTATAGTCAATCACTAACTTTGATTGTGGTGCATCTAAACTAGAGAATGTTACTGATCCCAAGTCATCATAAAAAAATAACATTAAACCTGATACTAAACTGGCTAGAATATTATAAATTATAAATAATAAGAATTTTGATGTTGTTTCGCTAAAAATACCGTTTCGAAATAGCAGCCAATAAGCACCACTTTTATTATCTGTATATATGCCAAAACGGTCTTGTAAATACTTAAAAGTTTGTTCATAACGATCATTATTATAATATCTACTCACATGAATTTTAATATCATCCATGTTTTCGATTAATACATTTTTTAATTCGGCTTTATCAACTATCTTGTAATCTTTTGACATTTAAAAATCCTGAAAACATAATGAAAGTATTTATGCATTCAGGAATGTCTGATAATATAAAGTATTATGCATAATCCAATTCAAGAAAATCAACAATTTGAATTAGGCCACTATCAGATATAATTTCATGAGCTTCACTACCCATATGGGGAATTAAACTATTGTATGTATATATATTCTCATCAGACCCTACAGTTTTTACAACTTTATCACCAGCTTTAAAACCACGCATTTTTTTACTCTGCTTTTCAAGCCATTTTTGGTGTTGTTTGATTGAATCTTTTTCAACTTGATACGCTAATCCACACACCAACAAATTTGGGATATCGTATATGATTTCATCATCTACAAAAACGGAAGTTCTAACATCATAAGGTAAAGTACATAGTAGTGTACCAAATATATTCATTAAAGTTGCTAAGGGCATAGTTAAATACCCATTCACAATTTTTGGCCGATGATTTGTAGAAAAATAATCTTCATATATAGACCATCCGAATTCAGTAAGTCGCACTCTAACATGCGTATCAATTCCAATTTTAAGGGGTTGGGTTTTAATTTTTTTAGCCATATACGATTACTCAAATTAGAAAAAGTCATTTTATATATTGATGTTATTAACCTTCAAAACCCATCGGTTTTTCCATTAATTCATCCAATTCTTGATTAATCACGTCTTCACGACAAATGCGGTGATGACCACCATTGAAACGATATACTTTTAAAAATTCAGATGGTGCATTTTTCAGCAATGAAACATCTGTTTCAATATCAAAATTTTCATCATCATTCTCAATTAAAATAACGATATCGTTGGAATAATTTGTTTCCCATATAAAGTTGTATTCATTAACTTCAGGCATACGATCTTTAATGTATACATTTGGCCGCATACATGGTGCAATGAGTAAGGCACGAAGGGAGTATTTTACAGCGAACATATTAGCAAAATATCCGCCAAACGAATGACCAACCAAAATAGTTTGATCGTATTTTCTAAGTGAGTTTAAAATCATATCTTCATATAAATCACACACACCATCTATTCCAACTGCAACATAATCAACAGTAGTACATTGCTTATGCGAATGTTTGATGGCTGTGAACTTGTCAGTTTGGTTATTGGAACCGAATCCGTGAAAGAAAATTATATTCGTTGTGTTCGACATTCTTTTTACTCAATATTAATTTACTATTTGAGTATATAACATATTTGAAATTAATTCAAATTAACCTTATACTGACACAATCTAATGTGAAGGAAATAAAAATGCCTAAAATTTACGTGGTAGATTTATATGAAGCTGGTGTATGCGGGGATTTTATAAAAGCAATCGGATATACCACGGATAAAGAAGTGGCTGAACAGTATAAGGAACAATATGCTGATAATGACGAGTATTACATCATTATCAGCGAATATGATTGTTTGGATAAGTGAGTTTCGACTCACTTTTTCTTAATGGTTTTATTTGGAGTACCAAAAGCGATTTTGGTTTCTTGCTTTCCGCCAAGTTCACGGGCATAGAAGTAGTCTTTTAATTCTGGATAGTCGGTTAAATATTTTTTATCGATGTGATCGGTGTTAATACCATCATCAGGAAGTAATTCTTTAACTTTATCTACCGGAATAGCATGTTGTTTAACAAACTTAATTCCATATGTTTTAACAATAAACCAAAGCATTTTAGATGATACTTCGCCATAAGATCGAGTCGCATCAGCCAAAATCATTTCTTTTAATGCGTTTTTCCCATCTTGTGTTCCATTGGTAAAACTACATACACCCTTACGTCCAGATCGATCTTTATACATCTTTCCAGCAATAACCTTTCCATCCCGAACCTTTAGTTTCCACATATCAATATTCTTAACAAGATCATCAGGTGAATTGAAGCCTGAACCTTTAAAACCGCCAATATCTTTGTATGCAGATTGAATAAGGTTGTATACTTCTTCTTTATACTTATCACGGGTTTCTTTATCATCAACAAATGTGTTGATAAACTTTTCATTTAAAAATTCTTGGAACTTCATTTGCAAATATCCTTGTTTATCTTTATAGTATTTAAAATTTTTAAAAGTGTATTTATATTATCGAGTTATAAACAAGCCGGATAAATACATATCAATATATTTTGCAATAAAGGATTTTAATAAAAAGATGATTACGATTTACTTACTAAATGCTATTTTAATTGGTCATTTCATGGCTGATTTTTTATTTCAAAATCAGTTTTTAAAACATAAAAATGAATCCTTACTATGGATGTCATTACATTCAATAATATATGGTTTGATTTTTGGAATGATTTTTTATGCAGCTACTTATAAGTTATATGATACTAACTTGATCCAATACTATATCATACTAAATACCATCCTACACTATGCGGTAGATGTCATTACAACCATCATCAGGAAGCAAATGTGGAAAGCAGATGATCTCCCTATGAATGGATTTTTCCCCACTATAGGATTTGATCAATTATTGCATTTGTTGATCCTGTATCACACATTTGTTTTTATGTTCAATTGATAAACTGGAAGTCTTATGACTTCCTTTTTATATCTAGATCACTCATCAAAACCCATCGAATTTAAGCCACATTTAACGTGTTTCAAGCGTTTTCATCAAATCTGGTACATAGGTAGCACAAAATCTTTAAATGTCTTATACGCGATTATAGAGCGTTATAGAATATTGTTAATATAATCAAGTGTGTATACACGATAATTCTTGACACATAAAAATAAGATTATATAATTTCATTTATAATGAATAATAAAAATAATTAATCCATTCAATAACTTATATATAATAATTATTCTTAATGTTGGCTTTGCCAACATTATTATTGATGCTTATAGCATCAATAAAATATTATGTTAATAATTTATATATCAAATATAATTATATATGTTGTAATTTGTATTATAACACTATATGATTGATGCAAATATTCTTTATAGAAGATATACATATGGATTACAGTAAAGCATTATATAGATGGTATAAGCATTTTATGGCAACTAAAGGTCGGAAATTTTTCTTTGATGATCATTCCCGTCTTTCAGTCTGCCGAATTGAATTTAATGGTGAAATGTATACATTGGTTGCTAATTCAACAATACATCCAGTTCAATTCAAGAATGAGGGTGTTGAAGATACGTTGTATATGAACCAAAAGGTTGTTGCGTTCATTGATCCATTTAATATCATCAATGAAAAAACTGAAATTTCATTTTATGAATCTACCAAACCTTTCGGAAATTCATTTTTACCTAAATTAAACCTGTCATCAAATGTGAAACCAACATTCAATAATATTAAATTGGATTCTGATTATCTTTCTGATGATCCTGATTACTTACATATGTTTGATATTCCTGAACATCACCTTAACCAATTCAAAGGTAAGGCGGAAGATGTAATTATTGAATATCATGACTATGTTAATAGCGGTATTGGTGGAAATACTATTCAACAAGCGAAATTATCTGATGGTAAGATATATTGTTCAGAACCCAATTTCGTGATCTTATGTTTGGCACGTTTAGAAAAATCACATCAGCGTTTTGGAGATAATGATTACAAGTATGCTTTGCTTGACACACAAAAAGATATCAAATTACAGCTTGCTACATTACTGGAAGGTCTGGATTTGGAAAAGTCAAAAGTAGTCCTGAATACCCTTAATGAATTAGTTGAGAAAAAGAATGAGTTATAATGTAGCTATTGCTAAACACTTCGAATCACGTTTTCGCACTTCGAGTAGATTAGATATCACTGGTTCATCGAATGTAAAAGTATTCATTGCTTTTCTGTCCTTCGATGGTACAGAGTATATGTATATTAAGAACTTCACCAGCCATCCTATCGACATTTCTCAACGGATTTACATCGGTAGTAAGAGTCTGGCGACAGTGGTATCTAGTAGCGACATTGAATTTATTAAAAATGCCGATTTTAGATTGATGGCATTTAAAGTTATGCCGGAATGTTCATATAATTTTGAAACATCTGAATCAATTATGGGATTGATGGAACATAAAAATATCACTGATTCGGAATTGGTAATTATTAACTATACAGATTTCACACCATTAAAGCATGAACTTCAAACTTCTGATCTTTATGATTATATGTATAAGGTTGATATCACTCAATACATCAATCACTTTGTAAATGATGGCAAAAATGTAACGATTAAATATAGGTCATCGTTTAATACATTGATTGAAGCCACTATACTCGATAATTGGTTATATTTAAATGATGTACGTATATTTGAAAAATATATGAATAAATTGGAACATACAATAAAGTATTTTAGTGATGCTCCCTATCAACGTGAATGGGATACTATGGCTAAAGAATTGAATGTTCTTCTACAAGCATGTGATTATAACACCCTAAAGAATATAAAGGATGGTTTAAAAAATGATGAATAATGATTCGTTAACTGATGTAGTACATCTTGATCTTCCTGAAATGGTTTCCTCTATAGCTCTATATAATTTAAAACATGTGATGCATCCAGCTAATATACTTACACAATGGAATAAAGATGAAATTCCTGTATTGCGTGTGTATTATGATAATGTTGAATATAATATTTTTATAATAGAAGATAAAAATATTACACCAGTTCATTGTCAAAAAATTGATATGTTTAATGATTTATATATTTCTACAGAATCACATTTTAAAGTATATAGCTATTATTTAAATGAAAAAGAAATAACATCTCACCAATATAAACAGTTGAAAAATATAAAGTTGGATGATCAGGTGAGAGTAGAAATAAAAGATATTAAACTAACCCCGTTGATGCATTGGGATTATAATCTTTATAAAGAGTATGGTGTGTTTAAAACACCTAGTGTTGATAAACCTGAATGTAATAAATTTGTTCCAGAAGGAGAAGCAATAATACTACATCAGTATTTCATTAAGACTTTGAAAATTGATTCTTTGTATAATCCCATGTTTATGAAGCGTATTCATACGACAAATTTAGCTGAATTTGATTTTTATATTCGCACTCTGGTTAAAAATTTCGATATGAAATCTTTACAAGGGCAGAAATTATATTTTGAAAAAATTGAAAAATATATAGATGAACACCCAAATCATATACTAACCTAGAGTGAATTACATACATGTCTATAAGAATTATTGGTATTAATAATCACCAATTCGATATAGTGATTGGTGACTATATTATGCGATTTGATACTCCATATCACTATATAATGGATGATTATATTCGCTATAAATTAAATGAACTATATTCCCTGATTTATAATGGGTTAACTCAAAACGACATCGAAAATTTGATTGTTGTTAATATTGTGGGTTATAAACGTGCCAGAACTTGGTTGGATATTCGTTATACATTGACACCACAAGGAACATCAGTTCCACTTATTCGAAATGTGGATTTTGAAGTTCGGTCTGATCAGTATAAAGAAGCTTTTGACTTGGCAATTAATCAGTGTATAGAAGATTTTGAATCATTTCGGCTGAATTTAATTGATGATGAATCATTCAGCCAGCAATTTGAAAATTTATTAAAAATGGAAAAATTCGATGTGTGGTAAAACAATAGTTGGTGATTACTTAAAATCATTTAAACATCCAGTCGATAATGCTATACATTTTCCTTGTAAGCAAAATTGATCATATTTGATTTGTTTGTATATACATGCTAGAATTATAACATCTGATATTTCTTTGGAATAGATGTTATGAAAAATCATCATCAAATTGAAGCTAATCGTTTATATTCACAATTAGCTTCAAATCCTCTTATTGAACGTCATCGCGAAATCCTTGCCGTGACTGAATGTATTAAAGGTACATATTACGCATATCGCGAATTGCTATCATTTTTTGAAAATAAACCTGAATACACTGTTGAATTGCGTGATCAACCATCAATGACTTTGTATGAATTGATCAAGCATCAAGAAAAGACAAATTCAACATACCTGAATATCCATATGTATAAAAATGGAAAAGGTATCGGTAATATCTGTGATGGCTGGTATGAAGAAATGCCAGAGTATATTTTTAATCATTTACAAACTATTTTCTAAGGGAATATGACATGTACCTAATTAGCGGCACTTATGATATTTACGGCCTGAAATCAAAAACACATAGTGATATCACGTTCGAATATAAGGATCAGATTGATCTTCATGTTATCGATGATACTGAAGATTCAGCAATGGAAGTCATCAAAACTAAATTGATTGAAGAATTTGGTGAATTTAATATTAATCGTTTAGATATCCAATCCAGTCGGCCGATCCTAAAAGAATTTTATGTTGGCTGGAATTCAATCGATTTTTAAGGACATTGTTATGACCTATAAAGAAAAGCAACAGATAGAAGAAGATCGACGTATCGAATACATTAAGAGAACTAAAGATATTGGTAAATTGATTAATGCCCTTCCGATGTGTCCGTATTCAGTCGATGTTGATTTTGATTACGTGGATTCTATCATAACACGTTATGGCACTTATGAAGGCGGGTTAAACATGAATCCAGACTTTCAGCGCGGCCATGTATGGACTGAAGCCCAACAGATCGCGTATATAGAGAATTTTATTCGTGGCGGTATTGGTGATACAGGTCGAACCATTACGTTCAACTGTAGCGATTTTCAGCGTCGTAGAGCGAATGATTCTGATATTGTTGGATTCTATGTAATAGATGGACTTCAGCGTTTAACAGCCGTAAGACGTTTCATGAATGATGAATTCAAAATCTTTCATGAAGAACTTGGGGGAGTGGATAAAGATTTCTTTAATGGTACAGGATATCGAATTTGCAGCCTTAAAGGTTTATCTTTCAATGTTTATAACATGCAGTATAAAAAAGATGTGCTGGATTTTTACCTAGCGATGAATAGTGGCGGAACCGTACATTCACCAGAAGAAATTGAACGTGTTAAGAAAATGCGTGAGGAACTAAATTGAAACATGATCTACAATATGATAGTAATACTGGGGAATATTCATACCTTGGATATTTGATCAAAGTTGAAAATAAAATTGCATATGAAATTGATGGGGTAAGTGTTTATACAGATCATATTATCTGGTTAAATGGTAATCATATCGAAACCCTCCCTGATATGACAGACGCATTGTTGTATATCTGGAAAGATCAAGCCAAACGTAGTGATGAACGTGATTCATTTTCTAATTTTCTAGAATACTTCGATATCGAATTGGAAGCATTACCACAACAAGTGGAAATTAGTGTGAACTGGAACGATGTGAAAAATGAAGTCGAATTAAAAATCTTTAATTCCTTGATCTATCGTGGTCAGATGATAGGGTTTTTTAAATGCAATCATAATCATCCAGACATTGGGGATTACACATCCTTTAGTCAATTACTCAAACTGCTGAAAATTAAATTTCAAGAATACGGTTATTCAATTTTAGTTCTCAACGGGGATTTGTAAAGCTATTACAAATGTGCTTGATGATGTCATGTATGATGATTATATAGCTGTATGCGGCTTTGTAACTATCGAATCAAAATCATTAAAAGAATCGATTGAAGAAATTGATAAACATTATTCTAACCAAACAAGGTGAATTAATTATGATGAAAATTAATCCAAAAGCCAATTTCACATATTTTTTCTATGATGATACCCAAATCAATGTTGGGGATGATGATTGGAAAGAGTATGTATTGAGTGCCGATCCTTTCATGGGTGATATTGGGGGCGGCACTATATTAACTGATAAAATTGTCAAAACCAGAAACACAAAGATGCTGTGTTCTGGTTGTTTATCTGTTTGTGAAAAAGGAACATATAATCGCGTCATGGTTGAAGCAGATGGGGGAAGTTTAATAAAAAACCGATTCTGTCAATTATGTTGCACATCAATGGGTTTTGAAGAACTTAATATTGGATATGAGGGTTGGGATCAGACTTCGACAGAATTATTTGTTCAGGAAGAAGATGAATTTGTCGGGAATGATATGGAGGAACCATTTCCACTTGAAGAATATTTATACGCTGTTCGGTCTACGCATGAATCAGCCTTGAATAAAAAACTTGGTAGACGGTGGTTTGAAGCACCAGATGAACAACGACATAAGGTTATTTCTGAATTAACAGATTAAATATCCTTTAAATTAGTATAATCAATGTTTTTAATAAGATGCTTACATTCTTTGACATACTGAAAACGCAATGTTTGCCAATTATTAATTGCATTGATTATTCCCCTTCTAGTTCCAATACAAGTTTTAAATGGAACCTCAATCCACTGACCATCCATCAAATAAAGCGTTTCAGAATCGCTTGATAAACGCGCCTGATACTTTCCATCTGGAATTCTTTTAATAATGAACGTCGAAAGCATAGGGTCATTTTCTGGATATCCATATGCGTGATGTTTGCGTTCAAATATACCACTCTTAAAATAGATAGTTTCCATATCAAATAATTCAGCCTTATACATTTCTGAATAAGCTTCATTGAATAAATTTCTATGGAATGTTTTTAAAGTTACAAAATCCATTATTCGGATAGGTAGGCGACGCATAATAATTAACCTATATCAATTTTATTATTATATTTAATACATATAAAAATCCCCTAGTATCAACTAGGGGATTCATTTTGAAGATTAGGTTAGATATCTTTAAGATTTGATTTTTCAATATGGGGAATTTCAGATTTTAATTCTTTCACTAGCTCAAGTCGTTTTTGTTGCCATTTCAGGATCGATTTGATGATCTTTTCAGCATTTCCTTTAGTTTTTCGGAAACCGCATTTTACGCTTGAGTAAGCCATATATTTATCTTCAGGACGCGGCCAGATAGTAAGACGACCACCATCTAAAGTAGCGACATAATCATCTTCACCAACTTTTTCTATCATGATATGTTCTTTCATTGGATCGTTCTGTGCAATGTTGTTAGGCCAGAATTCAGGTGCGTAAAGAGTGGTAGTAAAAAATACAGTGTCTTGGCCTAAAGCAGCAAATTTAACATAAGCATATCCGCCGTTGAAACGTTGTTTGTGGTCTTCAACCAAAACTTCGAAAACTGATTTATCGATATTTTTTTGAGTGTTCATATTTCTTCCTTTAAGATAACATCATATCTGGTATACATACATCATATCAAATATGATGTGTATATACAAATTA